TAAAGTAGTCGATGAACCTGTAGATACTGTTTTTTGAATTCTGTTTTCTACTGATTCACTAAGTGATTTTTTAATTTCCGGTTTAGATAATTCACCTTTAATTGACTGATAAAGATTTTTAGATTCTTTTAAAGTTTCAACATCGTCAAATCTTCTTAAGATATTAATTTTCTCTTTTTTAGTAGTCGAATGTTCAGTAAACAATCTAGTTGCATATGCCAAGTTTGAATTGAAGATTGCAACTTCGTTAAGTTTTTCTCTGAAAACATTTAACGCTTTTCTGTATTCTTCATTTTTTTCTCTTAACATAGTCACCTCTTGAGTAGATTCTACTTTTACTCCATTTTTACCGTAAACATAATTTCTGTTATTAGTAATCGCTTTTCTAAGTCCTCTACCTTCTTTGGAACCCATTCCGTATGTTCTAGCAGCTTCTTTTGTTTCTTCTTTTTCAAAAGCTTTTCTTTTTAAAGTATCACCTTTTTTAGTAGTGTAATCTTCTTTACCTTTCATGGTTTTAGATTTTTCACCCTTATTCATTCCGTAATCACCTTCTTTTGTTTCTGCCTTTACAACTTTGGATTTTCCTTCCATATTTCCACCCTCTTTGTATTCGAATTTAGCTTTACCTGTACCTACAGATTTTGGACCTTCTTTTTTATTTTCATCGAATCCACCACCGGCTTTATCTTTGTAAGTAAATTTAGGTCCTGAGCCAACTATACCTTTAGGTTTAACTGTTGATTTTCCTTCTCTCACAGCTCTTCTTGGGTTGTAAGACTCTCCTAAGTCCTCTCCGTCCTCTAAGTCCACCATGTCTTCACCGTCTTCTTCGTCGATAAATTTTTCTTCTTCATCGTCTTCAAATACAATTTCGAACATAATTCCTTCAGAATCTTCAGAATCTTCGATATCGTCAACATCACCGTCAGCAAAAATTGCATCAATAACGTCATCAGTTGTTTGGTCATCCATTTCACCTAATTCTTCAAAATTAAATTCCGTGTCATCCATTTCTTCATCCATATTATACTCATAGATATCGTCTTCAGATTCACCAAGTTTAACTAAATACTCTTCATCAGTATCATTATCAGTTAAGTGGATATCATCACCGTCTTTTTTTACAATGATTCCATCTTCTTCACCCATAGCTTTAAATACTTTCAGAATTTCTTCATCTGATGCACCTGTTAAGTCGATTGGACTTTCGTCTGAATCCATGTCCATATCAAAATCCATTTCAATGTCCATTTCATCTTCGTCTTCATTATCAGCATCCATGTCAAAATCCATTTCCTCTTCATCAGAGTCCATTTCATCATCCATGTCAACATCTAATTCAACCTCATCATCTTCTAAATCTTGTTCAGAAAGAGATTCTTTTACTAGCTGATTGATTTCTTCCTTCATAGTTGAAGCAAGTATTCCTTTTGCATTCTCGGCAATAGCTTCTTCAACTTGTCTCATTTGAATAAGCGCCTCTTGTACTAATTTGTTATTTTCTTGCATGAAAAATTATTGTTATTTTCATTATAAATATTACCAAAAGCAAAAAAAGTTTATTTTATCTAACTATTAGACAAAATAAACCTTAATTTAGAGTAAAAAAAAAGTGGTCAAATATGACCACTTTTGTTAAATTGGATTAAAACAATTATTGAATTACTTCATCAATTTTACTTTCAGAGACTGAAGTGATTCTCCACTCATGTGAAAACCCCTCATATTTTTTTGTAACTTTGGCTTCAACATCTGTTACTGAATACCCTTCTACAAGTTTTTCTTCTCTAATTTTTTTAATTTTACCTGTTTTATCATCAGGTAAGTCATACTGAATTTTTGCTACGAAATACTTTTCTTCCATGTGTTTTTTTATTTTCCTAAAAAGTCGTTTAATTTTTTCATTAAGTCAACTGACTTCTCTACATAATCGTCTTTTTGTTTATATTTTTTTTCTTCTTCAAGATTTTCTTCATACTTGTCTCTATCATCAGCATTTGTAAACAAATACGCTCCCGGTGTTGATGGTGATGATACTAAGTCAAAACAAATTAATTCAAAATCATCTTGAACTTCATTCCTTTCACCAACTTTTTTAAGTGAACCAACCCCACGAGAAGAAATACCTAAAGTAACCCCTTGTCTCATTAAGTTTGCCGCTTGGTCTCCTTTGGTTGAAACAATTCCTCTTTCATGAAATCCCGGGGAAGTTAGCAATTTAAGTTTTCCCATTAATATGTTTCTGTCCCACCATACGTCAGTAATGATATGAGATACTCGGTCTAAATCAATTAAAGATGATTCAGGGTGATTTAACTCTGATGTTGATAACCCTTTTTCGATTGCAATTTTATAATTGTCGGCCTCTCTTTTTAATATCCTTTCAGGATATGTTCTACCGTTTCTATTAGGTGTGTCATATTTTTGTAAAACAGCATAAAATTCAAATGGGTTTCTATAATCCATTTCTTTCGCCTCTTTTAAAACTTTTTCATTATGTTTGTCTTTTGGTGAAACCCAACCTGCGTCTGCCTCAACTAATATACCGTGTCCGGTTTCGGTTGCCTCTAATATTCTTAATTGTTTCATTAATTCTTTTTAAGATAAATATATCAATTATGATACTTTACAAGATAACCTCTTTTTTTGTGGTTGAAAATTCAAAATATTTGTTTGTTGTGATGTTATTATCATAGATAGATTGGACTATATTTTTTACGGAGTCTTTAATTTCTATGGATTTAAAATCTAATTCATTTGTCGTGTATAGATTTATTTCTAAATTAAAGAATGATTTTTTACCGTGAGATATTCCACTGGTCCTTAAATCTAAATCCACAATACTTTTATTTTGGAATAAATTGGTGTTAATGGATTTATAAACAGAATGTTTAATCTCTCGACTTAAATTGGAAACAACTCGATTCCAATTATCGTATTCTTCTTTTGGGGTTACCCATGATTGAATGTTTATGTAAACTGATTTTAAGTTTTTTGAATCTACGGTACCATAGACCGATTTAATTGGATTGTATAAATTTAATTTTACACTTTTTCCTTTTTTCATTAATGTTTTTCATTATAAATGTTTATTGGTTATAATAAAAATATAATTGAAATTATTGTGTATGTCAAAAAAAAAAGTGTTTTTACCGTTTGAATAGCAAAAACACTTATTGAATTATAATGTAATATGTTAAATTAAATAGATTCTTCTAAATTTTTAAGTTTTAAAAAATTCATTTGGTCAAACTTTTCATCTTTTAATCTATCGATAGTTTCAGAAATTTTTGTTTTTATTTCAGATTCTTGTTCAGTATCTAACATCCCTTTAAGTTTTGTGATTGTATTCTCACGTAAAGTCTCAAATTTAGTTTCAAGAGTTTTAGTGTCTTCAGATATTAATTGAAAAAATTCTTTTTTAGAGTTTTCATCTAAGTTTTCAATATATCCTCTTAATGTTTGGTTGGCAATACTAACCATCGATTTAATTGGAATATTAATTGATTCTTTAACCGTTTCTTTTTTAGTAGTTAAAACTTTAATTATGTTCTTCTTAGCGTTTACTCTTTCAAGTAAATTTAATTTGTTCGAATACGCCAATACATCTAAATCAGAATAATTATTTTTAATTGTTTCTGATAGACTTTTTGGTGATTTTATTGTTGGTAAAATTTTATGTAATAAACTAATTCCTTCTTCTAAAAATTCTTTAGCATCCTGTTCAGATAAACCTTGAGGCGTACTTAATTGGTCATATAATGCATAAGCCTTTGACATAGATTTATTGTTCAGAACATTATGTTTGAACTCTCTTAAAGATTTTTTGAAATCTTTCTCGTCACTATATGACTCAAGTAGATTTTTTTCGATTATGGATTTTAGGTTTCCGAAGGTCATTACACTTAATTTTATTAAATAAATATTAGGAATTTAGTAACTTATCCAATTCTTTTGAAATTTCTCCTAAAGAATCTTGACCATGACCTAAATTAATCATTTGAGCACCATCAATTAGGTTATTTTCAACTAACATATTTAAGTTATTCATTCGTGATTCCGGAGTTATTTCAGCCTCACCTCCCGCCGGTGGTGGTGCAACAGTTTCCTCACCCGCTGGCGGTAATTCTTCTCCTCCACCTAAATCAGCGGTTTCAAATCCACCTCCACCAAATGATGTCTCCGGTTCTGATGTTTCAGTAGCAGTTGCAGACGCAGTTCCTCCTGAAGTATTACCATAAAGTTTATCAATATTATCAAATAAACCTGTTTTAGTTATAACAGTCGCAGTTGCTTTAAGTTCTTCACCAACTGCTCTTTCAATTCTTTGTTGTTGTAAATCTAAACGAACCTCTTCGTCAGACCATCCAAATATATGTTTCTTAGCCCAAGTAGATGATGTTGCTTGAATACCATTTCCTGGGTCAGATACTAAATCTTTATACAATAACACTTTTTCTTTCCAAACATCAATTTTTAATAAATCGGCTTGTGTTGAAGGGTTTGATAATCCTAATGTAAAATTATCTAATTCATCTTCAAACCCAAGTAAAAATAAATGTACAATCGCGATTTTATTTAATTCCGCAACCATACTTTTTTGGATTCGATTAATAGTTCTCGCAAAACGAATATCTTGTAATGATAAATTTTTACCATCTCCAACTACTTCTTCAAATCCTAAGAACGCCTTAGGAACACGAAGAGCGGTTAATAATTTCTTTTGGATGTATTCAATATCCGCAATCTCAGAAAGGTTTGTTGCTCCCGGTAATGTTGTAATAGGGTCCGGTGCTGATGGGTCTCTCACAGGAATAAAGTAATCTTGGTCAACCGCCATTTGATTAAACCTCATATCTACGTTACCTGTTTTATTATCAACTACTTGTTCTCTTTTGAATTTGTTCGCAACACGTTGTACATACGCCTCAACATCATCATCGTTCATATTACCTACGAATACTTTAAACATTCTTCTCTCAGGTGCTCTTGATGTACGATAAATCAACATCGCATCCTCAGATAATAATAATTGTTTCCAAATACGTCTTGCTTTTTCTAACATAGACGTACCATAAGGAAGTTTTCGGTCGTCCCCTAATAATCTAAAGTGACCAATCTCCCATGATTGAAATTCCATGTTTTTATTCTTCCAAGTAAAATGAAGTGATTTTTTATCTTTATCCATTTCCTTAGTAATATCTGTTGAGATTTTTGCACTAACACCTACTTCATGACGTTCAATTTCAATGGTAGGTAATTGTTGTACACCAACAATACCCTTTTCAGGGTCTAATTTTAAATAAATAAAGTTATCACCATACTTACAAGTGTTTCTTGTCCACATTGGTAAGTTAGTGTTAATATCAAGTGAGTTATTAAATAAATCTGCTAATACTCCTTTTATTCTTTTTGATTCAGAATAAATTTGTAAAATAAAACCATCTTCATTTGTTGTTGTTGATTCTTCCGCGTAGATATCTAATGCAGCCGAAATCTCAGGAGTATACTCCATTGACTCGTAATCATATTGTGCAGATAATCTTGATGGTTCGTAATAGATTGCTTGTGAATATAAATTATTCTCAACTTTCGCCCATTGGTTTGTTAAGTAAAAGGTTTGTTGTGCCTGTAACTTCTCTTTTTCGTATTCTTCCTTACTTTTGGTACGTAATAACTCCTTCTTATCAAACTTAAAAGTTGGATAATCTTGATTTAATAAAGAATTTGGCCCAAATGTTTGGGACAATCTCTGCCATACCGTCATATTATTTTGTTGTTCACTCATGATATAAATTTACTTGTTTCCTCAGTAATATAAATAGTATTACCCACCAAATAACCACCCATATTTTTGGTAATCTTCCCTAGTGGCTCCTTGGTTTATTGGATGTTGTCTACCCATTTGAGGTACCATTGGATTAAAAAACTCAGATGAGTTTTTATTTTCATTTACCGCAGTAGACCAAGAATTTAACATTGCTCTGGTATGGTTGGTAACTTTTTCTAATGATTGGAATGATTTTTCCGCAACATATATTGCCATCGCAATACTCATAATACAGTCATCATGATGCATTTTTTGATGGTCAGGTCGTCCATTAATGTAAACAAACGTATTCATTTCGTTATAAAGACGACTTGAATAAATTCTAAACTTATGTCTCATCGCTTCTTCAAACGCTGCAATAATCTGAACTCTTTTTGAATTAAAGTTAATTCCCGGGATTTTTTCATTTATTTTTGGGTCATACTTCCACTTATTGGTTGTATCAACACCATCAACATATAATCCACCCTGATAGTTCATTTCTTGTAGTTTTCTTGCTGTTGAAACTCCCATACCACCTGTAATATCCACAACACAATAAGCACTATACATAGTACCCCACTTATATGCAATCTCCGCTAAAATGTCCGGAGGAACTTTTCCAACATATTCTAACACCTGTTCTCTAGTATCAAAATCAATAATCTCAACACTTGAAAAATCTTCAGAATCACCACGAGATACATCACAACCCATAACATATTTATGTCCATTTTCCGGTTCTTTCCATATCCATAATCCACCACCCATCATTTTAGCCATTGGTTCTTTAACTTGATTTTTGGCAATGTCTTGCATCAAATCAGAATCAAATACGTTATCTCCGGAACCTAAGAAGTTACATTCTAACTCTTGAGCAACCTTACGTCTATCATATTTTAATTTTTTTACCATTCCTTCAAACCAAGCAGAACATGGCTTGTACCCATCTTCAATATATTTGGTTACAATTGAATGGTCTCTTTCAAATGGATTAGTCATTGATAAGTCAATAATGACCTCATCAAGGTTATATTCTTCCCTATTTAATAAAAAGTGAACTAAATCGTGTGTTTTAACCATATACAAATCTTTTGTATATCGAGGGTCACGGTACCAAAACATTTCAGAAATTTTAAAGTCATTCATGTTTCTAAGTGACTGGTCATAAATTTCATAATAAATTGCATCATAACCATTTGGTGTGGAAACTACAATTACTTTACCCCCGGTAGATAGGGATGCCATACACGCTGACCAAAAATCTCCGTCAGCCTCAATAAACGCCGCCTCATCAAAGATAAGAATAGTTGGGGTATAACCCCTCAATGCATCTCGAGATGTCGCAACTGCTTTTACCTCACACCCATTTGTTAGTTTAAAATGTCGTTGTGCATTTTTTTCGTTTGAAAAACCTACTCCAACCCAACTAGGCCATTGTTCGGTAAAACTTCTAATTTTATTTGCCATCTCCATGGACGTATCCAATTTATTGGCGATGATTAGAATTTTTTCAGGCTTAGTTTTTTTTGCAAATACAAGTTTTTTAGATGCCCAAGCAGCTGTCACAGTAGATACACCTGCCTGTCTGTACTTAAGGGCAATATTTTCATTGTATTTATCGTAATCCTCAATCAAGGATACTTGGTCGGGGAATAAATCTAACGGTACGTATTTTGATACCGTATTATCGTATGTCTGTAAATAAGTACGAAGTGCGTAGGGTGTATTCCTCATGCACTTCGTTATCTCAATTATTAATTGTTCTTTATTATTCAAAAGTCATTTTTGGTTATTTAGGTCTCGATATACCTAAACTACCCAAGAAATCATCTAATCCGTCGTCTTCGTCTTCATCAGAATCAATCCCTTCTTCTTCTTTGTAATCTTCAAACTCTTCTTTAATTTTGATTGCCTCTCTCATAATTTCATCAAATTTTGAGGTCGCTTTCGCCACTTTTGAAGAATCTTCAGAGATTGCGTTTCCGATAATTTCTAAAAACTCTTGGGCTTCAATTTGGTATAACAAAGTATGAAACCAGTTTATCAAACCTTTGTTCTCAGGTTCGTACATTTTATCAGGTAATGCAAACCTTATTCTTTCCACGATTTCCGGACCTATTCTCAACTGCATTGGTTCATTACTTAATGTATCAGTTTGTCCCATAACTCGTTGAGCCATTTCAGGGTCTTTAGGTAATCCGTGTCTACCTTTCGCCTCTTCTAATCCTTTGATTATTTCATGACATAAAATTGGGAAGATTAAACCAAACGCTTTTATCACTGTGTCCGGAGTTTCTTCTCCTTCTTCTCCTTCTTCACCCTCTTCGTCATTATCATCTAATTCAACTTTTCCCGCAATTCCTTGACCTGTTTGACTCATCATTTCAATCATTTGTTCCATACTAAAGTATAAGAAATCATTAATTGCCATAATACCTAAGTAATCACCATAAAGAGATGGGTCAATTTCGTCAAGTCTTGCTTTAATATCCGGTTTTTGAAAAATATAATGACCTTTTTTCGCAGCACCCTGAATAATTGCATTAATTATGTTTCTTTTATGTTTTTCTAATTCAAAAATTTCGTCCTCAGTTAAATCCTCAATATCAAAAGACGGAATTTCCATTTCTTCTTCCTCATCTTCTTCCTCTTCATCATCCTCTTCTTCAGGTTTCATTCTAAAGTTAGACGTATCAATCGGTTCTCTATTTAAATAAGCTTCAATTTTATACCAATCAACAGGTACTTCAGATTCCTCTAACGCCGCCTCAATTGCTAATTCTTCAAGTTCATCCCTATGTGCCGCCTCAATTCTCATGATGTTAGGTAATTTTCTCATCATCTCTTGGTATATCATACCTTGAGTTTGTTGAGAACTTAAATTTTGAATACCTGTAACATCACTTAATTTTTCAGCAACTTTTTGAAATCGATTACTAACTAATCTTTGAACGTCACCCTCTTTCTTTTTCATTGCGGGATTCTGAGCATATAAACCTTCAGGACTTGCAAGTTTTCTTTCCAAATTTGGGTCCATTCTTTCAGGTCTATCCCCGTAATCTAATTGTTCTTTAATTTTCTTTGCCATTATTATTTTTCTAAGATTTGCATAATCACATCCATAATTTTGTCTTTAGACTCCTCAGGTGATGGTCTATTAGCCTTCGGTGCCGGATTAGTTCCCGGATTTGGATTCTTACCAGGATGATTTGGTCTTGTACCAGGTTTTGTTGTCGGTTTTGTTCTCGTCGGTGCGGTCTCAGTACCTGCCTCGTTTAAATAATTCATAAGTTCCTTTTTAGTTATTTTTGGTGGTAAATTTCTTTCCACAATTTTAATAATTTCATTCTCAAGGAACAAAGATACGGGATTTTTTTGTTCTTTCAAAGATTTTTTTACATCCTTAACGCATCTCTCATATTTATTATTTTCTTTAGCACTCCATAAGTGTCTTTCTCTAGTACCAAATTCTTTACCTAATTGTGATGTACAAATGGCCCATGGATTATCTTCATCTTTTTTAGACTTCTTTTTCTCTTCGGACATACCAATCATTTTACTATCGTGATTTTCAGGTGAAGTGTCATCGTCCATCCCATCATCAGACGCTTGATATTCGTCATGAGAACCTTGTTGCCCTGTATATGCTTGGTCAGCGTCTAAATCAAAATCATCATCTTCAGACATTTCAGATTCTGTTGCTGTAACCATAACTTCTTTAGTGTTTGGGTCTTGTGTAATATTTAAATTACCAACCTTACCACCTGATGGACCTACTTTATAAGTTTTTTTAGCAGGAACTTCGGTTACTTGTTCATTAACAAGTTTACTATGTAATACATTAATTTGCGATTCTGTTAATTTCCCAACAGTTTTTGAGGATAACCCTTTTTCGATAAGTTCTAATGCTTTAATATTAATTTTCATAAATAACTTTCTTTTCAAATTCTAATACCAAATCTCTTTCGTATAGTTTGTCTTTTATTTCTTGTTCCGGAACTCCAAATCTAAATACCATTCTTTTCTTAATGTTTTCGTCATCAGTTTCCCATGCTAATGCAATTATGTCATCCATTGCATCCATCACTGAAAAAAAATCGGAGTTTTGAATCAATTCCAATTTTACATCAGTATCTCTCAAAACTCCTACTTTTTTAATATATTTTAAATCGGGTGGTTGAGGATATCCATTAGATGGTCGATTATCCCACGATTCACCCCACACGTCTAAAGTGTCCGAGAATACGAATTCGTAAAGATTATCCCCTTTATAGTTAGGACCTAAACCATTTACGTAAATCAAATAACTCATGACAATAATCCTTCAGGTGTGATTTTAATTTCTTTTCCTTTATTTTCAAAAACTAAATTATTTTTATTAGTTTTCCCTATAATTTTTGCTCCTAAGTTTTCTTCTAAAAATTTTTGAGAAGCTAATTCTTGTTCAATAGTTTCAGTTAATTTAACAACTGATTTCATTTGTCTTCTAACCTCAGTAATTGTTTTGGTTTTTCTTTCCGCAGTTTTTTGTCTATTCTCAACAATTTCTTTTTTAGAAACTTCAAAATATTTTGATAATACTTTATCTACTTTAGACTCTCCAAAAATACTATCAAAGATAGCTCCGTTTCCGTAATCTGAATCTTTTTTCTTGAATTTAGAATATTTGTACGAATCCTCATCATTATAAAAATCATCAGGATTAACATCATTAACATCGTCGTACTCATAACCTTCTCCCATATCACCTTCAACAGCAACATCCATATCAGCTTGGATATCTTCAACTTCACTATCGTCAGTTAAGTCTTCACCATCCATATCGTCTCCACCTAAATCTTCAGTTTCGTCTTCGAATTTAGATAAAATATCTTCTCTATCCTCTTCTGTTAATTCAGTTAAATCAAACGAAGATAATACCATATTGATAACGTATTTGATATTCTCAGAAGTCATACCTTCTTGAGACTCTAATGTTCTAATTTTTTGAGTCAATTTACCTGTTAATTTTTGAATAGATTTAAAAGTAACAGTTTCATTTGAATCGTCAGATTCAGTATCATCCATTTCCATGTCATCCATTTCCATATCGTCTTCCATTCCCATGTCATCCATTTCCATATCGTCTTCAATACCCATATCATCCATTGGTGATGGTGGTAATTCCGGAGATGGGACTGCTGGTGGTGCTGAAGGAACCGCTGCCGGTGCCGGAGCATCTATTTGTGGTTTTGGGGTTTTTAATGTGAATTTTTTTTGTTCACCATATAAAGACAAACCTTCTTCATTTTCGTTAAGTCTATTTAACTCACCAGCAACTAAGTTTAATCTTTTGAATGCTTGTGAATATGAAGAATAGTATTTTCTATTTTTCATTGGCTCCATATAATCTGTTTCAGATTCTGAGATAGTTTTCTTAATGATATAACCTTGTCTCTCTTTAACAATTTCATATTTATTACCATCTGCAAGACTAATAGAATATTCTGATGTTGCATTTTCGTTTATACGATTAGGAATTACTTCATTGAAACGAGCAATTTCCATAATTCTTTTTAATTTTTGGTCCCCTGTTAGTTTTTCACTACCAATTGGTTTTAAATTTCCCATTGTATATTAATTTGTTTTGTTTTTAATTATTTAATCCGTTAAATCCACCTAACGTAATTGCGTTTAACTGAGCATATGGTACACCATATGCGTCGGTATAGATAGGGTGTGGTGCAATTCCATTTGCCGGTCCTCCCTCAGTAATTGACCCACCACTAAAATTACCTAATATTTCAACAGTATACGCGTATTGATTATCCACACTATATCCTGTTAATGGATATGGACTTGGTGATGGTGTTTGAGTTTGTGTTGGTGTTGGTGTGTTTGTCGGCGTATTTGTTGGTGTACCCGTATTTGTTGGTGTATTTGTTGGGGTACTAGTTGGAGTACCTGTATTAGTCGGTGTGTTTGTAGGTGTAGGTGTTTGAGTGCTTGTGTTAGTCGGAGTATTTGTTGGTGTACTCGTATTAGTTGGCGTATTTGTTGGAGTAGGAGTTTGAGTATTTGTTGCCGTTACAGATGGTGTTGGTGTATTTGTTGGAGTATTTGTTGGTGTACCTGTCTGAGTCTGAGTTTGAGTTTGAGTTGGAGTTTGAGTTGGTGTTGGAGTTGAGGTATTAGTCGCAGTTACCGATGGAGTTGGGGTATTGGTTGGTGTTGAAGTTTGAGTCGGTGTTGGTGTTGGTGTTGGATTTACAGAAAAACAAGTTGAACAATCACCATAATTTGTTGACATTGTTGCAACATAATCTGAACCTGTTCCTGGCTCCGCAGTATCAACCACCTCATAACATCCCTGAGTTGTTACACCTGTGAATGTTAAATAATAATTTCCTCCCACTGCTGGAAGTGATGAACTGTTAAATTCTACGGTTAGTGATGAACCACCCGCGCAAGGTGCTATAAGATATGTAACGAATGCCATTTAATTTTTTATTTATAAATATACGATTATTAACAATTATTGAAATTTAACCAACTAATCCTCCATTTTTCTTTCAACGGATAGTTCTTTGTCGGTACCTTTATTTATTGAATTAAATAATTTTTCAATATGTTCGGACCTTCTCAAATATTTAAACACCAAATTTTCATAGGATAATTCCCCATCACCATCCAATCCGGATTGGCGATATTTCTTTAATTTCTCTTTAAGTGATTCAAGAACTTTGACATCACCATTCTCTACGGCAGTATCAATTTTTTCAATCCAATTTTGTATTTTATCCTCAAGAACTTTTTTATCTATTTCAAGATTCATTTTCTTTGGGACATTAATCCATTTGTTATTCATTACAGAATAAACACCTGAACTAATATGAGGTTCTTCGGCATCTTGGGCGTATAATTCAACATCGTACCCAAAAATTTTAATATTATGTTTGTCGTTAAAAAGTTGTTTTTTTAAGTTAAAAAGTTCTTTGTATAATTCATCTTCATCTCCATATTCGTCCATGTCAACAATAATATGTAAATCAAAATCCGAAAATTCAGACCAATTGTAATTCGAAAGAGACCCTGTAAGAACAACGTCCTCAACAAATACGTCATCACCCAAATAGTTGACAAATTCCTCAGCAATACGCTCAAGAGCTTTTCTAACTTTAGGAATCATAGTTGACTTTTTAGGGTCAGTAGGATTTTCCCATACTTTTGGGTTAAGCGTTTCTTTAATAGTGAAACTATTAAGTATTTGTTGTAATTTACTCATTATTATAAATACTACAGTTTCTTATACTTGTAGGCTTTTGATATGTCAGTTACAAAATATTTTCCTTGAGACTCAGCTGCTCTAAATTTTGTGTAGGTTTGGTGTGGTACTTCATCATACTCATACTTGTATCCATTGTTAAATTCAACAATCATTTTTTTTGTTTCAGTATCGTATTCTGTTCGTTTAATGTTTGACGATTTTATTTCATTAATAATCTTCGTCCCCTTGATTTCCTCTCTTGTAATCCCCATCGCTTAGCGGTGTTAGTTCGTTTATGTTTTGTAAAATAGGTTTTAAGTATTCATTAAAATCCTCTTTTTCTACCTCAAAACCTAAGTCCTTCATCTGGCGAAGTAAATCTCTTATTTCACCACCAAATTTTTCATGAAGAGTCATTAATTGAGCCGAGTAATATGGTGGACTTTCTAAATCCTTTTCACTCCACCCTTCTGATTGGAAATATTGCCTTATTTTAAGATATATTTCGATTATGCGTTGTAACCCAACACTACTAACTAAAAAATTTTCAAATGGTCTCATATTTAATAAATATAACAATGGACGTAACTGAAACATTTATTAAACACGGAGATTACAATGTCGAGAATATTTTAAAAATAATCATCGACAATAATTTGGATTGGGACGAATTTAGTGATAGACAAAAAAGGTATGGTAGTGAACACGTCCACACAAAAACAATTCCGATTATTTTTGATAAGTCATTCAATTTTAACCATTTAAAAATAATGCCAACAAATCATTATCCTTTATTTAAAGAAGAGATTACCAAAATTGAGGAAATAATTAAACTCAACACAGGTGAGAATGGTAGAATAATGAGAGCATTGTTAGTTAAGTTAACTGCCAAAGAATCTATTAGACCTCATGTTGATATTGTGGGGTTTAGTTTAGTTATTTGTCGAAGAATTCACATACCAATACAAACAAATGAAGATTGTTTTTTTACGGTAGGTGATGATAAAAGAAATCTAAGATTAGGTGAGCTATGGGAAATTAACAACGATAAACAAAAACATTCCGTTGATAATTTTGGGAACACAGATAGAATACATCTAATTGTTGATTGGATTGAAGAATCTTTATTTGAAACATATGATATCTAAAACACAAAAAATAATATTTTTATACCCTCCAAAAACTGCGTCTAATTCTTTACGCAATAATTTAAATAATAATGGGTTTATTGAAGACTCTCAAAATAACACATATCTTACACCAAAACTTCATTTAAAATTAGACGAAATTATGGTTGCTTACGATATTGAGTCTCTTGACGGATATAAAGTTATACAAGTAACTAGAAATCCTTATGATAAAATAATATCCGGATATTACCATCAAATTAGAATTTTTAATCGACCTGATTTTGAGTCAAATGTTCCAATTAGTGGATATACCTTTGACCAATTTTTAGTTCATCTAAACTCAACAATTAATTCTGAAAATTTTATTGAGGACTTTTATGGAAATTCAACACACATTAACTATGTTATAGAGAATAAAAAGTCATGGGGAGGTACCCGGTTTTATCAAACACAAAGTAGTTGGAAAAATGTAGATTGTAATTTCTATCATTTCAAATTAGAAGATTTAACCAACGATATAACCCCGTTAAGTAATTTAATTAATTTACCTCTATCTCCTTTATATCAAATTAATCTGAACCCAGAGAATATTGATTACGAAACACATAAAACACCTCAAAATAAATTAATTATTCAAAATTTATTTTCAGAAGATTTTGATAATTTTGGATATGAAAGATAAAACCCCACCTATTGGGCGGGGTTTCTTTTTACTTTCTTAATCCTTTCAACTCGTCACGAATTTCAATCGACCTTTCAAAGTTGTGTTCTTTAATTGATTGTTTTAATTCTTCTTCAAGTTTATTGATTGCCTCTTGATTAGATTCCAATTTTTTAATTTGGTCTCTAATCTCAACCGCCTTTTCAAAGTCTTCATTTTCAATAGCTAATTCTAATTGGTGTTTTAGACCTGTATTCTCTTTAGATTTTTTTGGTTCATTACTCCTATAATATGTAGTAACTTTCATTGTACCATCTTCAGATACTTTAGTTTGCGCTTTCCATTCTCCTAAACGAGAATCGAACTGAGCGAACATATCATCGAACGCTCTTAAAATGTCATTAAAATTTTTTTCGTTTCCAAACATAATTTAATTTTTTTAATTCAGATTTATTTTATACCTTTGTCGTATTCAAATAATATACCATTCGAATAAATATGTCAATATGTCAGGTAAAAAAAATATTTACTGACAATTTGTCTAAAAATTAGGATAAGAACAAAATTTGATGGACCTTTGTAAAATAAAATTAGAAAACTATGAACGACTTAATGGACGAAAACGACAAATCAGGTAACAGAGCACAAAAACAAGCTATGGACACAAATACTCCTGTATTAGACAATTTCAGTAGAGATTTAAACAAACTAGCGGAGGCAGGTAAATTAGACCCTGTAATTGGTAGAGATGCCGAGATTTTGAGAATCGCACAAATCCTTTCTCGTAGAAAAAAGAATAACCCTATTATTTTAGGTGAACCGGGGTGTGGTAAAACAGCACTTGTTGAAGGTCTTGCCATGAAAATCGTAAGTGGTGAATGTCCAAGAAACTTAGTGGACAAAAGAATCGTAAACCTTGACTTAACTTCAGTTGTTGCAGGTACCAAGTACCGTGGACAATTTGAGGAAAGAATGAAAGTGATTATCGAAGAACTAAGTGCTAATCCAAACATCATCGTGTTTATTGATGAGATTCATACTTTGGTGGGTTCGGGTAACTCATCAGGTTCAATGGATGGTTCAAACATCTTCAAACCAGCACTTGCTCGTGGTGAGGTTCAATGTATCGGAGCAACAACTCTTGACGAGTTCCGTAAAAACATTGAGAAAGACGGAGCATTGGAACGTAGATTCCAAAAAGTAGTGGTGGAACCATCAACAGTTGAGGAAACAATCGAAATACTTAAAAATGTTCGTGATAAATACGAATCATACCACAAGGTATTGTATAGTGATGAAGTTATTGAAACTTGCGTTAAATTGGCGGACCGTTATATCACCGACCGTGAGTTCCCGGATAAAGCGTTTGATATCTTAGATGAGGTTGGGGCTCGTATGCAAACCGAGATTAAAGTTCCTGAAGTTATTGAGGAATTGAAAAAGAAAGCTGCGGAGATTAAAATCGAGAAAATGGAAGTAGTTAAAAAACAAAACTACGAACAAGCTGCCCAACTTAGAGATAAGGAGAAAAAATTGTTAATCAAACTTGAGGCGGAAAAAGAGAAGTTTTCAAAACAAATGGATTTGGAAAAACAGACTATTGTTCTTGAAACTGTTTATCAAGTTGTATCAAGTATGACTAAGATTCCTGTGAATAAAATGGACGCGGATGACTCTAAAGCATTGATGAATTTAGATAAATCAATCATGGGTAAAGTAATTGGTCAAGACGCGGCTGTTGTTAAGATTGCCAAATCAATCAAGAGAAACCGTTTAGGTATCAAAGACCCTAACAGACCTATTGGTTCATTTATCTTCTTAGGTTCAACCGGAGTGGGTAAAACTCACTTGGCAAAACAATTGGCTAAAGAGATGTTTGGAACTGAAGATTCACTTATCCGTGTGGATATGTCAGAATACCAAGAGAAACACTCAATCTCTAAATTGGTTGGAGCACCTCCGGGATATGTTGGGTATGAAGAAGGTGGATTATTAACTGAGAAAGTTAAAAACAAACCATATTCTGTTATCTTATTTGATGAGGTGGAGAAAGCACACAAAGATGTCTTCACGGTTTTACTTCAAATCTTGGATGATGGGTTTGTAACCGATAGTTTAGGTAGAAAGATTAACTTCAAGAATACCTTGATTATCTTAACCTCTAACTTGGGTGTTAAGAAATTACAAGACTTCGGTACTGGTATTGGTTTCTCAAATAACTCATACGCAGATGAGGAGGCGAAAAAACAAATCTTGATGAAAGAAATGAAAAACTTCTTCTCTCCGGAGTTTATTAACCGTATTGACGACACTATTGTCTTCAATTCATTATCTGCTGAAGATATTGAAAAAATTACAGAGATTGAGTTAAAGAAATTAATGACTCGTCTTGGTGATATGAAATACACAGTAACCTACAATGATGAAGTAGTAAAATACTTGGCTAAGATTGGGTTCGATGAAGTGTACGGAGCAAGACCATTGAAGAGAGCAATCCAAGATAAGATTGAGGATTTGTTATCAGAAGAAGTGTTAACCGGTAAAATGATTGAAGGTAAATCTTACCAAATTAAAATGGATGGAGAGGATATCAAAATCACTAAAAAAGGTAGATAATAAGAAAGGGGATGAAAATCCCCTTTTTTTTTGTTTTATAAATAGAGCATAAAAAAAGAGACCAAATGGTCTCTTTTATATTTTAGAAGAATCTGTGATTATATCTTGGAATCTCAACCACTTCTTTGTAGTGTAATTTATTTCCAAGTTTTTCAATCATTTGTCTTCCCATCTCAATCCCTTTAAAAACATCCTCAATCACCACATATTCGTTTGGTGTGTGATAATCGTAATACCCAATTGAAAAGTTGATACAAGAAAAACTAAATTTACTTCTCAACGCATAAACATCGGTATATGGATGAACCATGTATTGCATATCTTCGTTATGCATCCCTTCGGTTAATACTTGGTCACAAACTTCAAAGAATTCTGACTCTCTATCGAATAAATCTTGACTGAAACATTTTTCGGTAATCATCCAGTTCTCAGGTGCATCAAATTGAATTCCATAACCAACATTGGTGAAAAATTCAGGGTCCGCCTTTTTGGAACCGTGACATCCTGTTTCTTCTGATACAAAAAACGCGGCTTTTAAGTTTGGAACTTCTTTAAGTAATTTTAAACAAGCGAACACACCACATTTATCATCACCACCAATTCCGGTTGGTAATCCATTTAAGTTGTAAGCTTTCAATGCATCTTTAATTTCACCTTGGGCGTTTGGTAATTGTTCTTCGTGAACAATAATAGTATCCAATCTATGGACAGTGTCGGTATGTGCAATAACACAAGGGAAGTAAAAATCCTCAGGAAGTTTTTCGAATTCTTGTTTGGTTGCATAAACATTTTTGTGTTCATCAACGTAATGTTCTATGTTGTTTTCGGTCAACCAATTCTGTAAAAACTCGACCATAAGGTCTTCTTGATAAGTTACGGTTGGAACACTAAGAACTTCTTTTAGTAATAATATATCGTTTGTCATGGGACAAAGATAATAAATTAATCCATATTTTCATAATCATCTAACGAATATTGATATAAAAAATTGTTAAATTGTTCTTCATCTAATCTAAGTTGTTTAAATAACCCATTATCTTTAGTTTTAACATTTAATCTAACAGACATACTACCAGGGTCAAATGAGTCAATTAGAAAAATAATATTATCATCTTTAGGATTAGCATACCAAGTTTTTAATTTATACTTTGATGTAACTCGGTCTCTAAATTCAACAAAATCTTGAACTGTAAAAAACTCATCACTTCTTTCATCCAATTTATTAGATATTTTTTCAAATTGTGTGGCTACGTAATTATTAAATGATTTGGAATCAAATTTACTTTCATCTTGAAACTCATAACTACTTTCATACCATCCTCCAACACTATCACCTAACGCCCTTTTCATTATTGCGGTAACAATTTCTTTGGCATCTGAGTTAAACATATTTAATTGTAACGCCCCAAGATATAAATCTGCCAAGGTAATATCAACTTCATCCATATCATAATTAAGATTAATACCACTTTCCTCTAACGGTCTTTCAAATTCGTCTTTTATTGCTTCTTTTGCAACCGCATTCATTTCACTGTCTTTTTCAGCGGCAAAATCCCCAAAAATGTAATCCATTTCATCATAGAATAAATTAAGTAACATTTCAGATAACTCTCTTTTGTATTCATCATCCTCAATATTAAATTCCTTATTTGGTAAAATTGTGGTTGCAATACCTTTAAGTGTTTCTGCATTTTCATCATTTAAATCATAATATATTCCATACCCATCTTTAAAATCCTGTTCCACCTGATACGAATCCATAAATTCATAACCATTATATGAATTAAGGGCCCCCATAAACCAAATGTCCTGCTCATCAATATCCAATTCTTTAAACAATTCTTTATCATCCTCAAATTGAATTGTAATAATTGATTGTCCCAAAGGTTCGTTTACATCAATATCATATATGCTGTCATCAAGACGATATAACTCATCTTTAGTAATTCTACCTTTAGAAAAGTTTCTAAGACCCACAACTAAATTTTTATCCGGTTCTTCCTCAGATTCTTGTTCGGTCTGTAATACCCTCTTAACAATACGATTAAGTTCAGATTCGGTTAATTTTATTACCTTCATTAAAATGATTTTACAATAAATACTTTTTTTGTTTGGAATTTCAATATTTATGTTTACCTTTGTGGTGTTAAAATATGGGAGTGACATGGAATTGACTATTCGTAATAGTTATTCGGGGCACGTAGTGAGAAGTTTCCTATCACTTAAATCTATGGATGACAAACTTTTAGACGGAAACGTTTTAGACAAACTTTCAGCTGTTGGATTTATTCGCACTGAAGAAGTTGCTGTAGCCTAATCGGAAACACAACACGGGGTCGGTAGTCATATAACCTTGCAACAGAAGACTTTACAAAGGTGTGGTTTCTACCCGAAAAGAAACAAGTGGAGGATTAGTTCTCAGTAAACCGAACCACTTTAAAAATAAGGGAATTGTGAAATTTCGGATTGTTAGCTTAAACAATGACCTAAACGTGTAGTCCTTAATAGGTAATACAAGTAACACCGGAGTTCGAGTCTCCGCACTTCCACCAAAATAAAACCCATTGTAATAATGGGTTTTTTTATTCAAAAATTTTTATTATAATTAAACCATGGGAACAGATTGTAACGTATGTAGTAATAAATGTTGGGGTATTGAAGGTAATGACGGAAGTTGTTGTACCTTAGAAAACCGGGATTGGATTATGGGAGCAATCCATGATGGCCACGAATTTATTGAAAAATTATCAGAAAAATTAGGAGAAAAAGTAAACTATAATGATATTTTTATAGAATATGAAGAAGGTAAAGAATTATTCCCTGACAAACCTTCTTGGCAAACACCAATTTCATATCCCGCATTCAGAGTTAAATTAGACCATAAGAAATTACCTTGTATTTTTTATGATACTGACGAAAAAAAATGTATAGTATATGATATTAGACCTAAAACTTGTAGTTCATATGAATGTACTTACTATTCAGTTGCTAAGTCAATTAATAAGATAAAAGAAACACTATTAAAATAAGGGAAATTCAGAGTATTTATTAATATGAAATTAGTTAATATTTTAATCACTGAAGGTAGAAAGGAAGATTTAGAAAAGAAATATTCAAAATCATATGGTCAACCTCAGTTAGATTATATCCTTAATGACCCTTTTATTAAGAAAACCAATTACAAATATGGTGATTTCCTTTTAAAGAACTTGAGCTATCCGGCTAAAAGTGAAATTATGGATGCAATTTCTTTATTAAAAAAGTTTGACAAACTCTCAAAAAACCTTGAGAAAAAAGACATTAATCAATATGAAGATTTATCTGATTTATCAATTGAACTTTCCGACTACAAATCTAAGAATCAATCAAAAAAAATTGATGAGACCGAAACTGAAAAAGTGTATGAGGACCCAAACATTTTAATTGTTCGACCTTTAACTCACAAATCTTCTTGTAAATATGGTGCTGGAACAAGATGGTGCACCACAGATAAGGATGAAACTCATTATGATAGATACACCAGTGGAATTCAAGGTTTATATTACATAATTCTTAAAAAATTCGACCAATCTAATAAATTTTATAAAATTGCAATTCATAAATCTTCATCAAGTGAAGATGAATGGTATGACGCAAAAGATGAACCTTTTTCAAAAAGAGAAAAAGAAGTTTTTAATTTGGGTGCACCAAAAATAATTCAAACGATTAATAACCATTACGAAAAGTTAAAAAACGAAAAGGGTAGTGATTTATTAAATAATGTTTTTGATGATAATAATACTTCGGCATCTTTCGATGTATCAAAAGATTTAAAGGTAGATGTACCGGTTTTTGTCGTATTTCGTTGGCCAGGAACCCTTGACGAGAATCATTATAATGTAATGATGGACTTAGTCGTTAATGGTGAAATAGTTGATAGATATCTTTTATTTATTTTAGTATCATTTGATGATGATGATTTTATTACAATGCACATTGAATTAGAGGGTGAGAAAGATTTCGGAACAAAGATAGATACTGAAATGGACGGTGAATTAGTTTCAGTAAAGTTTGGTACAGAATTTTTTAAAAGTAAAACACAAGAGGATGGATTTAGAGCTATAATGAATTCCGTTTATTTTTACTATTTAAAAAGATTAAAAAATGATAACAAATTCCGCGCATTAACACTTAAAGACCCAAGAAAAGTTTGGACACCAAATAGACCTAGTTATGGTTATACATTTAAACAAAATAAAGGTTTAATCAAAAAATTGGTCGATTCATTAAACTCGGGTAAAAAAATGACAAAATTAGATTTTTTAGTTGATACAGGGAAATTGGAGAAAAAAGAAGAAAACGGAAAAACTCTATATTCAACTCCCGACACTAAGATGTTTAGACCATCTTCAGATTTTAGAGGTCATTTTTCCGCATTATTCAATTCGGCAGTTTTGGCAGGAATTATCGCTTACGATAAAGAAGGTTCAAAATATTACATCAAAAAAGGTCCAAACTTCGAGGACTTTGTTAGGGGAGAACTAACAGCACTTTAACACATAAATATTTTATCTTTTTATGGATATGTTCAATTTTTTTGGATATATTTGCAAGGTAAAATATGCGTGAAAAATGGACGGTAAAGAAGAACAAAAACATCATCTAATTGATATGATGAAATTCGATGAAGAATTGGGTTTATATGATGAATCCCAAGAAATAAAACTTGAGGACATCTTCAACGAGGAGAAAAAAGAAAAACTTAAAAAGTTCATTTCAGAACACAAGAAATTAAAAAATGAAAACAATAATTAAAAATTTAAAATTAAGAATTAAATTATTTTTCGTATTTTTGCGATGGTGTTGTCTATACCCAAATGAAATTAAAGAAAATTGGGATGATATGAATGTTAGATATTATAATGAGACAGACCCGGAAATGTTAAAAATATTTAAAGAATTAGAAGATGAAAGTGATATTTCTAGATAATGATGGTGTTATCTGTTTAGCAAATAATTGGGGAAGTCGTGTAAAAAAACGAAAAAAAGACAATATATCTTTGGTGATGAATGACCCGGATGTTGAGGTAAAATATCGTTTTGATTACTTCGATAAAAAGGCGGTTAAGGTTTTAAATCAAGTATTGGAAGAAACCGGTACAGAAATCGTTGTTTCCTCTGATTGGAGATTATATGCCAATTTAGAAGAACTTGGTGATTATTACCTTTCAGAAGGGATTATCAAAAAACCAATAGGTGTCACCAAACAATATTTTGATTGTGATTTACCTGAAGTTCAATGGTCACGAGGAACAATGCACTTACAACAAAGATGTTTTGAAGTTAGTCAATATCTGACCGACCATCCTGAAATAACACATTGGGTTTGTATTGATGACCTATCATTAGGTAAAACAGACTCATACGGATTTGAACGAGATTGGGGATTAACCAATTTTGTTCACACACCAAGAGAAAATGAGGGAATTAAACAATCAGGTATTAAAGAAAAATTGTTAGAATACCTTAAATAATATGGAAAAAATAGAACATAAAACATTTGTAGATAATAGGGGTTCCTATACCCCTATTTCAATAACAGAATTAGGACAAGTATGGACTCAGTGTTCAATTAGTGTCAACGATAAAGAATTTACGTTTAGAGGTCTACATTATCAAACAAATCCACCACAGACAAAATATGTGAAAGTAATACAAGGTTCAATTGTTGATTTTTCAGTTGATTTGGAAACCGGTAAAACGGATTATGAAATATTATCTAATTCAGACGCGGTATTAATTCCAAATAATAAGGCACACGGGTTTTTAACTTTAGAACCAAACACTATTGTCGTATATTTGGTTGAGGGTAATTATAATCCGGATTCCGAACATAGTATTGTTTGGACAAACAATGAGGAAGTAAAAAAACTTGTACATTATTTCGTAAATGAAAACCCAATTACAATATCAGAAAAAGATTCAATAGGAAAATGATAGATATCAAAAAAATTTTGGAAAAAGAAGGTCAAGTTAGGAAACTTGAAGGAAATGCTCCTGAGGGGTTTGTTTTGGTCCATGAGAAGACATTAGAAGATTTGTTAGATTTTGAAACTTGGAAAGAGTGGAAAAATAAAAACATAACAATCAAAGAACTAAATAAAAAGAATTTCGAAAATGAGTAACAAGAAAAAATTAGAAAGAAAAACTCCTTCAGATTTAGGAGGAGTTTGCAGTGGATTAGGAGATTATTTTGATATTGATGAAGTATTTGTTAAAATAATATTTTTTGCATTAATTTTTACACCATTTCCAATTATTTTAACATACTTCCTTTTATGGATTTTTATGCCAAAAGAGCCAAAATATTAATATGAGTAAAATAATTAAGAACCCAACGTATTTTGTCGATATTGATGGGACCATAGTTAAATACCGAAAATTTAGTGAGCTTGGACAAACCAAGCCTGAACCAATTCAGGATGTAATTGACTATCTAAATGAACAATTTACAAACGGTGCGGTAATTATTGTTACAACTGCTCGTCCTGACAATTATCGATTAATCACAGAACATGAATTAAATGTAATTGGATTAAAACATAACCAAATCATAATGAATTGTGGTCGAGGTAGTCGAATAATCTTAAATGATTTGGACCCGGATAATTTGGAAATACAAAGAGCTGTTGGAATAAACCTGAAAAGGGATGAGGGATTAAAAAATGTTGTAATCCCTGAAAATATTAATTCATATGAGTCAAATTAAAGTATCGGCTAAACGACATTTAGCAAAAACAATAAGTTATCGAATAATCAGTACTCTAATTGGATTTTTGATTATGTGGGGTGTAACAGGTAAAATTGAGTTTGGAGCCGCGTTTGGTGTAATTGAATTACTCTATAAACCAATACAATACTACATTCACGAAAGAATATGGTATAGATGGATAAGTTATGGTTTAATTAAAGTTAATCCGGTTAGAAGGGTTAAAACAAAAACCACAAGATATGGGAAGAAAGTACCTTCTCCATCTGTGTCAAAACCAAGAATTATCCCAACTGTTCCCCCTGAATATAGAGTACAATTAAACGAAGGTGTTGAACCTAAAAAAGTTATTAAAACAGAACCTGTAATGGTTAAAGAATCTATATTGGGTATTTCAGAACTACCTGAAATTAAAAGATTAACATATACAAAGAAGTCCGACAATTAGTCGGATTTTTTTATTCAATATTGCACTATTTATAGATATGGACAAAAAAATTGAAAATATATTATCATTATATGAAAATATCTTATCCACAAAATCTTTAGTAATATCTGAGGCAGATATTCAAGGTGTTGATGAATTAGTTTATAACCCAGCAACAAAAGAAGGTGGAACAGTTGGTTATGGGTATAATGATGGAAAAAAACAAAAAGGTATCACTTGGCCAAATCATGACAATCATTTACATATTGGGTTTACTAATAGAGCAACCGCAATAGCCATTATTGACAAGGCGGATTCTATGGGGTTAAAAACAACTGAAAATCCATATGCCAAAAAAGACCCTAATAAAAAAGTGGACAAGGAACACACTAGCGGTAGTTTACATTACAAAAATTTTCCCGGAACACCTGTAGTTGGTATGGCTGTCGATATTAGTGGAGACCCTAAAAAAGTAACCGAATTAATAAAATGGATTGAGAAAAACTATGCGGGACAATACTCTCAAGATGATACTTCGTCAGATAAGACTTCGTCAACCGAATTAACATTACCTACAGACTTCGACGCCCAATCAGAAGACCCTATTATGTTTGATATTGTTAAAAATTTTAGCCAAGCATTATTTGGTGGAAAAAAAGTTAATGAGTCAATTTCGTTTGGAAGAGATGTACAAAATAATTATGGAACTGTGTTAATTCCAAAAGATTCAAACAATAAAATCAAAAGCCCTGTTTCAGGAATAGTAGATAATTCAAAATATGCACCTTCTTGTAAAAACCAAATAACAATTAAAACAAGTGGTAAATCCCCAAAATATTTACAATTTTGTGGTATCAGTAGTCCACAGGTAAATAATGGTGATACAATATCATCAGGACAACTTTTAGGGAAAACTGATTCTGATGTTGAAGTGGTTTTATTTGATTCGTCGTTTAATCGAGAAAATTTAAATATTGGAAAAACTACAATAGATACTAGTAATAATAATGAGGAAGAACCAAATTCAAACAAAGATGACTCAACTCAAAGATATGACGACCCAATTCTTGCAGCGTTAGTTAAAGCTCCATTTAAACCATTTCAAGACAAATATGATAAATCGGGTAAAAGGATTGAAAAAAGACTTGGATATGGTACTGATAAAAAAGATGTTGACCCATGGATTTTAAATAAATTTAAAAAGAAAAAAATCGACGAAAATATCGAGAGAATTAAAAAGTTATTATAATAAAAAAAACCCATCATATGATGGGTTTTTTATTTCTCTAACTGTTATTATTTTTTTTCTCCAACAACTTCTGTTGTTTCAACACAACAAGTGTCTGTTGCAATTGAATCCGTAGCTACGGCAGTTGAATCAACAACTTCAGTAGTTGTTTCAGTTTTAATTTCTTTTTTACAAGACACTAATGCTAATGTCAAGACAGTCAATAATACGAAAATTTTCTTCATTTTTTTTGTTTTAAATAATTAATGTTAATTTATCAGACCATAAATATACAACAATCATTCCAATATGTCAAATATTTTTTATTTATTGTATCATTTGTAGTATAAGGTACGATATTTTATACCCGGTAAACGCTCCAAGAGCAGATGGAATTGGAAATACAATCAATTTACCCAAGTCAGTTACATACTTTGGACGGTTTACAATTTTACCCATAAAGAAGTAATATGTAAGATATCCTAAGAAAACTGCAATATCCGCTCTTGTCGCAATAAACACAACCATCATAGCTCCAAGGAATCCAAATATAAAATTATCTCTAACTCCTTCAAAGATTTCAATACGACTTGCAGTCTTGTATTCTTTAACTATTTTTTTAATTTTTGTTTTCCTCTGTTTGAAGAAATCAGGTTCTTTAATTTCCATTATCTAATATGTTAGGGTAATACAATAAGGTTGGGTTTTTCTTTTGGATGTCAACATCCGGATACTTGTCTTTAAATTCCATCACATTGAATTTACTTGTGATTAAATGATACCCATTTTTAGTTGGAACTACTTTTTCAACTTTATCCCCTAAAGGTAAAATATACATTAAATCCATAGTAATATCTCTAAGGAATTTTTTGTCCTTAGTATCAACATCAATAATCCATCTCTTTTCTTGAGTTTTGATTTGCCCAACAACAGAATCAAATAACCCTTTTTGGTTTTGAGCTCCGTTTTTAATTCTTTCCGCCAATGTCGACAACATATCTAAAGATACATCACGATGATTTTGTTTTTGAACGTGGATATATGCACGAGCTTTAAACATCTCACAAAGTTGTTTAATCTCATCATATCTCCTATCAAGATGTTCGATACTATCAACGCAGTAAGTTTTAATAGTCCTTACTGATTGGTGATTATCTCTCTCACCTTCAGGTTGGTCCTTCTTTCTCTTGAATACATACAACATATAGAAGTCACCCGGTTCGGTAAAGTTCAATAAAGATTTTACTACGTCAATATTATCTATCATATCTTTATATTTTTTTACAAAGATAATCATTATTTTTAATCTAACCAATAAAAAACCCCCAATTTTCATTGAGGGTTAACAAATTCAAAAAATATCAATTAAATACAAAAAAAATTGTGTCCTCGGCAGGCATCGAACCTGCATATCTCTCGGTTATGAGCCGAGCGCCTTCACCAATTTAGCTACAAGGACAAAAATTAGGTTTTGGTGTAAACACCCTACATGACTTTAACCTAAAAAGTACACTGAGTAATTTGAAACCCCCAGCGGTTTTTATTGAACCTTATTGGTGATGTTTAATGTATCGACCAAATTTATCCACCCTCACAGAGAGTTTCTCCAATCTAAAGTTCCATTGTTTGAACTTTCCTAAGCCGGTTTTTAACCTTGCTTGTTTAATCGCAGATTCCTCTGCCTTCTCACGTCCTTCTTCTGTGGTTTCCACAAAAAAAGTGGGAGCCTGAACACCGTTTCTAACGGGAACTACTCTCCAAATTCTCAATTTCTGAGTCATAATACTTGAACTAATCAAGTACTACGTGGAGTTCGGATTTTGGTTTTTCATATTGATAATTTACACTTTTAATATTAGTATCCCCGGTGAGAGTCGAACTCACATGCCTGAGCAACAAGTCTTAAGCCTGTCGTGTATACCAGTTTCACCACGGGGATGTTTGGAAAAACGGATGGTCACGTTCACCATCTTCGACTTGAGTTTGTCTTTACCATTTTTCCGTTTTTTTGAAAGATTTTCCATTTAAGGTTATGTTAATCTTATCTTAAACCTCACCATACTTTCTTTTAAGGATAAGAAACTTCTAAAAACCTATTGTTTACAATGATTTTTTTTTAACTACAAAAAAAACATATTAACAACTAAACCAACAAAAAAAACGACTCGAGCTTCCGATTGGATTCGAACCAACGTGACCTTTCGGTTCCTGATTACAAATCAGGTGCAATCAACCTCTATGCGACGGAAGCCTGTCGCAGAGTATTTTTTTAAAGTAGAAGTCAACTCTGTCTCTTAAACTACTATTTTAACATCATCACTTCGGCCACATTGGGAGAACCGCAGTTCCCACGTTGTTTAAGGAGGTAGTGGGCGGTGTATCACACCGAGTTATGATAATGTGTTGTACCCCAAGAGGGACTCGAACCCTCAAAATCTTGTGCCTAAAACAAGCGTGTCTACCGTTCCACCACCGGGGCAATTGTTGTACCCTCAATAGGACTCGAACCTATATCAAAACATTAGAAGTGTCTTATTCTATCCCTTGAACTATGAAGGCGGTTTAGAGCAGATAGAGAGAATCGAACTCTCGTCTCAAGCTTGGAAGGCTGGAGTAATAACCACTATACGATATCTGCAGATTTGGGTAGAATCAGACGCGTTCTGTCTACCGGGACCTCGTCGTTGACTTTCGTCAGAGCGGACCGAGACACTTTTGTAGCGTAGGGCAGGTAACGCTCCTGCTTTGGTCGGCTTATGAGACCGATGAGATACTATACCTCCCCCTCGCGATGTATTATTTATGGCGGTCTATGAGAGAATCGAACTCTCATCTCTACCGTGACAGGGTAGCATCCTAGCCGTTGAACGAATAGACCAAAATTTCAATTCAAAGGTGACAATCCTATAACAATTGAATGAGAAAGAACCGTGTTTCCCGGGTAGTGACTTCCCGTATTCTGTCTTTCTGTTTTTTTGTGGAGCTATGGAGAATCGAACTCCAATTTATGATTTGCAAAACCATAGTAATTGCCGTTATACTATAACCCCTTCTTGTACTGCCACGGAGAATCGAACTCCGATTTTATGGATGAAAACCATATGTCCTGACCGTTAGACGATGGCAGCGTGTGTATTACCAATATTTCAAATAACTTGTTTCTGTTTGATGGTACAAAGATAATACTTTATTTTAATCTACCAAACTTTATTCTTTTTCTTCAGTTTCTTCTACATCAACTAAAATGTATTCTGACCCTAAGATTGGTGAATAAACCAATTCTAATTTTTGATACGTTGTATCGTTTGTTTCTTGTTCTTCCATCTTTAAATTTGTTTTGACAAAGATAAGACTTTTTTTCATTTTACCAAACATAGTATAAAAAAAAAATCCACCTCTTTTGGAGATGGATTTTATTATATTAGTAATTACTTAACAATACATCATACCATCTCCGACCGAGTTGTATCTCTACCCTCCGCGCCTATTGTAAGTAATAATGTATTTAAAGTTTGCATTTTCTGTGTTATTATAATTTCTAATAAATATAGTCCTTTTTATAAAAGTGTCAAGTATTGGTAAGATTTATTTTTAATTTGGGATATTGATAGGATTCGAACCTATATCCTCCCGGCCTTACGCCGGTCGCACGTCCAATTGTGCTTCAAAATCCATATTTCTTCAGGAGAGACCCTCGAGGGATAACCATAACGGAATTACCCTTGACTCACTCTCCGTCTTCTGCGCGTGATGTAGGGGTCAAACCTACCCTTCGAGGTTTTGGAGACCTGAACGACATCCCGTCTGTATCACGCATTTTTAGAAAAACAAATAATCTTCCCACTCTTTTGGAACATAATGAACTTGTTTAATCATCATCAAATAATGTGGTCGTCTTGGTTGAGGGATTTCCTTACCATATTCTTCCAACGTTAAATTTGACTTCTCACTATTACATTTCTTACAAGCGGTTACCAAGTTGTCCCAAGCATCTTTACCTCCTTTAGACTGAGGTATTACGTGGTCTAATGTCAATGTCTTACGATTCTCACACCCACAATAAACACAGGAGTAATTATCTCTACGATAAACATTCTCTCTACTTAAAGGAACTTTATGAATCGGTTGATTCACATATTTGAAAACCCTGATAATTGATGGTTTCTTTATATCTAACTCAGGATTGATTAGATTAAATGATTCCGGATGTTCGGCAACAACACTCGCGTTACCCTTATAAGTTATTACAAAAGCCCTTTCAGTGTTTATGATAGACCTTGGCATATAACTTGAATCCAAAACCAATGTTTTTGCGTACTTACTCACGACTTTTGATTTATTAGTTAAACATTTTTTTGTACCCCCTGAAGGTAATGCTCCTTCTTCCCGATATTAAAAGTATCGTGCTTCACTTTAAAGCCTAGAGGGCGTTTGAGCTCATTTTGTTCTGTTATTTGGCTCAAATTATAACTAATTTGAACTTAATAATCAAACTCTGTGAGCCACATTTGTCGGGTAGACTGGACTCGAACCAGCGTTCTCTACATCCCAAATGTAGCGGATTACCAACTTTCCTACTACCCGAATTTTTATTTTACTTCTCTATACAGAGTTACTTTAATACCTTTTTTAGTTATGAAAAACCCTACTTCATACCAAAATTTTTCTTCTTTTTCCATATTCATTTTTTTTCTGCGGAGAGCAGAATACTCGAAATCCATCCCTTTTACAGAACCACTCTCTTAGCAGGAGGTGACAATACCCTGATTGTTTTACTCTCCATTTTGTGTCCCCAGGAAGAGTCGAACTCCCACGTCTCTTGATTCGTATTCAAGTATTTTTCCAATTAAACTATGGAGACAATTTGTGGTCAGGACAGGACTTGAACCTGTATTGCCGGGAATTCAAATAGGAGCGATTAACACTATTCCCCATTCACCTATTTTATCGTCTACCATTCCGCCACCTGACCAATTTAGGGTGACTAAGGAGAATCGAACTCCCATTTACAGAACCACAATCTATCGTGTTAACCGTTACACTATAGCCACCATATTTAAACCTATCAATGTGGGTTTGAGATGTACCCTTTTCAACCCGCTTTCACACCCATCACTCCTAAAGAGCTGTCAGTATCGGGTACCACATTTAAGGTTTTTGTACTCTTGGAAGGAATTGAACCTTCTTTTCATTCTTATCAGGAATGTGTGCTAACCATTCTACTACAAGAGCAATTTTACCCCACTTCACCGGGTTAATGGACCGGCTGCCATATGGGAGTGGGGGTTTCCCGTTATTTCGGGACTCCGCTCTTCCGGGTGGACTCGAACCACCATAAATTGATTAACAGTCAACCGTAATAACCTTTATACGACAGAAGAATTTTTGTGGGTCCTGTAGGAATCGAACCTACTCCTCTAGTTCTTCAGACTAGCGTACGCACCAGCTATACAAAAGACCCAATAATGATAATGTTGGAGTACCCATCTCGCTCCAATCTTAACTGCTTAATCGTAGTTTTACGAGGCCTCGGCAGGGGGTGCAGAATTCTTGATTCTATCTTGGATTGTCGACATCCGATAGATAGAGAAAACCATTATCATAGTGGGGCCGGGTGGACTCGAACCACTCCCAAAAGGACGAGATTTACAGTCTCGCTGCCGTATCCGAACGACTTTCCGTCCCCAATTTGTACCTCGTAGTGGAATCGAACCACTTCCCTTTGCATGTAAAACAAATACGCTTCCGTTACGCCAACAAGGTAATTTGTACCGAGTAATGGTGTTGAGCCATTCTAAAGTCAGATATGAGCCGTCTTTGGTCCCGGACCACTCGGTGATTGAGGTGATAGTAGGATTCGAACCCACGTAACAGATTTTGCAGACCTGTGCCTAAGCCACTCGGCCATATCACCATTTTTGTTACCCCTGAGAGAATCGAACTCCCCCCGCATGGACCAAAACCATGTGTACTAACCGATATACGAAGGGGCAAAATTGAGGAAGACATGGGAATCGAACCCACAACGGTGTTACCCGCTACTTGTTTTCAAGACAAGCTCCTCGTCCATTCGGCCGCCTTCCATTTTGTTTACCAATATTTCAAATAACTTATCCTTTATTTTGACGGGACAAAGGTAATCCTTTTTTCTTTAATTTTAATTTTTTAACAAAAAAAAAATCCTGAACTTTTTGAGTTCAGGATTCTTATTATATTTTATGAGTATTTTGGTTACCCCCAAATTACGTCATTTAATAAATCATCTGAACTTGTATGCGAAATACGCGGATACGAACAATTACTAAATTGTTGGTTCCAAATCGAGACGTTCATATGTTTATTAGTGTTTTTCATTTTTCTTTTTTTTTGTGGTATTTCTACCTGTGTTCTTAATAACTATTACAAACTTACGAAAAGTTTATCAAAAGTCAAATATTTTTTTTTAAAAATCTATTTCAAATAAAGTGTTACTTTCACTTTCCTCTATGTTATCAGTGTGGTATAAAGTAATAGTACCATCAGTAAAGTTAAATATAAAATACCCTTCACCACCTTCATTGTTTTCCCATCCTCCAAAATTACTTGATAGTTGATTATAACAGAAATCTTCCATAGAGCCTGGTAATTGTTGATTAATCTCATCAAAACCTCCATCCAAAGAACCGTCATCACCACCACCACTATAACGAGCGGTTAAAATCCCATCACTTGGAATTTCAGCTCCGTTGGATTCTAATTGGTCCATCCATTCAACCATCAATTCTTTTTCATCTTCAAATTCAATTTCCCTTTCACTACCAACATCATAATATCCATAGATTTGACTTACCGTTATTGATTTACCTGCCGCGTCAATATCAATTAAAAAATCATGATAATTTAAACCATCAATATCAGGAAAGGAATAACGACCTGATTCATCAATATAGTAAAAAATCTTTTGTAGTATTTCAATAAATCCTGATGGTATTTCCAAACTACTATTCCAATCAAAATGAGTTACGAGTTCCCACTCAATATCTGATATTTCAGTTTTATTATCCCAATCATTAGCTTCGATTCTAATCTCTACTTGTTTTTCTCCCATGGATTGGATATATCGGGCAACCCTCTCCAAATATTTTTTTTCTTCCGGTGTTAATATTTCATTCATACTAATAAATATCAGTCTTCTATTTTAAGTGTCTTTAACATCCATAATGGACGGGTTTTTTCTCTAATATTATCAACCCATTCTTTCGCAGTTGGGATGTAATTATTACAATCCTCCCTAACGTGTTGTTCCCCAATATATCGGGTATAAACGATTTTACCATCACTATTTACGAATTCCGTACCAAATCTTTTTTCCATTTCAAAGATTCCTTCTGAGTGATGTCTCCACATTCTATGTAATGAATCGGCATACCATGATTTAGTTTCATCTAACCATTCATGTAAGTGGATATAATCTTCTGGCTTACCTCCGTATTTTTTTACGGAGGATTTTGCATGTAAATTAGGGTGTGCCATTAATTTAAAATTTCTTGATGTTCACTAATCACTCTCTTCAATGAGGTGATATATCTTTTGTCTGAGGCGTAAACTCTACCTAATAGAGCGAAGTACTGACTTCTTGTTAAATTACCTTTGTTTTTTAAGGTGAATTCTTGCCACAATTGGTAATCATCGATACTACTGTCCCAATCATCGTACAGTGCGTATTCTTTTTTCCCCTTATTGATAGCTGTTGTTTCCCGTTTCTTTGGAGCTCTCATACCAAACAAATTGTTTTGATTGATAAAAAGAGGGGATTTAAAGTGTCCTGACTCTAACACCGCTTGGGCGAAAACTATGTCAGGAAATTTGATGTTCTTTTGGTTTATCTGTTCGTATAATAACACATGGGTTAATGATACGGACTCTGTCTCTTTTCTCGTTGTAAATGACATTAGCACCAACAACAAAGCGAATAAAATTGTTTTTAATTTCATACTCTCTTTTTTACAGTTTATGAGTCCGGAATACTCCTCGCTCGTGACTTTAACAAGTGGATTTTGAAAAAGCCAATACGATAATTTAACACCATCGTATTGTTTAGTTATACTTAAATTTACGATAAAATTACCATAAATTCAAGACACCTCTATTCTATAAGTACCTCAAAAAACGTCTTAAAACCTATTTGCGATGTTTTTGATAATCATTTCCTCCTCGTTAGATAAGAATAATCGGGACCTCATTAACTTACCAACTATCTTCACCCACTCCTCATCTAATAGGTTGTGGTGAATAGGAGATGTGACTGGTTCTCCGTCTAAATGTCCCTCCTCAAGAAGGATATCAACTAATTCTTTAATTTCTCGACTCGAGCAATTTTCAATAAATTCTCCCGGTCCGATGTCAACGTATGTTTCAAAATTTGCCATAATAATTTAATTTATTTTTGACAAAAATATAAAATAAAATTGATACTCCAAACTTTTTTTAAGATATTTATTAGTATGATTATGACCAATTAATAATTGGGGCTTTTGGAAATCATACAGATATGAGAATGATGGTGTCGTAAGGCTCGGAAAAACCTTAAACCATAAACAATCAAAAAAGAAATTAATATTAAAGGGGTTCTTACCCCTTTTTTTATTGAAAAAATTTACTAAATTTATAAAAACTTATTTATATGGAAAATTATACAAACCCTGAACCAGGGGACATGAAACAAGACGTTCAAGATTTATTGAACGCATCATTAATCTTTGCAAGAGCATTAGGTTTAATCTTTCAACAAGGAGAAGGAATTGTTGTTGATATAAAAGGAGATGTTATTTTAAAAGAAGACACAAAAAAAGTTATTGTATTTCAACATAACAATCAAATTCATATCTATAAATGTGAAGAAGATTTGGAAGAAGGAACTGCGGTTAACATGAATAATGAAGAAAATCAAGAAAATGTTGACTCTTCAGATATTGAAGTAAGCGGAGCTGAAGTTGTAACACCAACTGACGAACAATAAAAAACAAACAAAAACTTAAATGAGAGTATTAGGATTTTCGGTAGGACACGATAAAGGTGCGGTTATCATAGAAAATGGAAAAGTTGTGGTGGGTATCACCCAAGAAAGATTATCTAGGATAAAACACGATGGTGCATATCAAGGGGGATTAATTCCTTTTGAATCCATAAACTATTGTTTAAATTATTTGAGTATTACTCATAGGGATATAGACTTATTTGTTTATAGTACCACTGAAATAACCGATGATGTTGATTCTCAGTTTTTCAACAAATATATCGATTTAAAAAGGAAAAAACTTAAATTTTTACCTCACCATTTGGCCCACGCATATTCAACGTTTTTTAGTTCAGGTTTCGAAGAATCAGCAATAATTGTTGCGGACGCATCCGGAAGTATTTTAAGCTACAAAAACAAATTACATGAATGGTATGATGTTGATAGAACTGATTTAGACCCTGAAGAAGATTGGGCCGAAGGAATTTCATTATTTCATTTTACAAAAAACGGATATAATGAAGTTTATAAAAAATGGATAAAATATCCTGTTCCTATTGACACCAATGAAGGTGTTTCTGTTGGAACTGTTTATTCAACAGGTTCATTACAATTAATCTACGAACCAAATGAAAACACTTGGCCAGCAGGTAAATTAATGGGGTTGGCGTCATATGCTGACAAAACAGTTGTTGATGAAGCTCCACAATATGTAAAAGAATTAGACGACGATATATTCATACCAAATAATACAATCTACCCAAAAGTAACTTGGAAATCTGATTTTTTCTCAAGAGCATGTGTTGCGGGAATTTACCAAAGGGAACAAGAAAGGTCTTCTTTAATTTTAGCTAAAATCGCAAAAAATTTAACAAAATCTTCGAATGTATGTGTTGCTGGTGGGTCATTTTTAAATTGTAATTCAAATGAAGTTATTCTAAATTCAGGATTATATGACAATTCTTATTTTTTAGCTCCGAGTGATGATAGTGGGATTCCATTAGGATGCGCTTGGTATGCATATCAACAACTTACGGATATTGTTTCATCTGAACCAATGTCCCCATATTTTGGTAAAACATATTCAAAACAAGAAATTATCACGGCAATTAATAACCACCCTGATTTAAATATTATTGAGTATGTTGATGAAAGTGAATTAATTAAAGATGTAACCCATTGGTTAACCCAAAATAGAGTGATTGGTTGGTTTCAGGGAGGGTCAGAAATTGGTCCAAGGGCATTAGGTAATCGTTCAATATTAGCATCACCAATTCAAAAATGGATGTCAGGTCATATTAATGGGGATATCAAACATAGAGAATGGTATCGTCCCTTTGCACCGGCAGTTTTATTTGAACATCAATCTGAAGTCTTCGAATCAGATGTTTATTCTCCTCATATGTTGGTGACCACGTCAGTTAAAGAAGAATGGAGAGATAAAATACCTGCAGTTACTCATATTGATTATTCTGCAAGACATCAATCGGTTACCAAAGAGAATAACCCAAAATTTTATTCACTAATCAATTCGTTTTATGATGAAACCGGTGTTCCTGTTTTACTTAACACAAGTTTTAATGGTCCACACGAACCAATTGTTGAAACTCCTGAAGAGGCAATTAAAACATTCATTTCAAACAAACTTGACATATTAGTAATTGATAATTTTATTATAAGTAGATAATTTATGAGTTCAATTTATGGATTCTTTACCGGGTCACATAGTCCATCTATTGCATTAATTAGAGACGGTAAAATAACATTTTGTATTGAGGAAGAGAGACTAACCCGAATAAAATCAGGTGATAATTACGATATTAATTGTGAATTATCATGTATTGAGGCGGAAAAATATACAGGTCTAAAAATAACAGATGCCAATTACCGAATCTTTGCAAATCCAACACCGGACGCATTTGCCCGTAAAATCAGCAACAATAATTATGAAAAAGTTAGTCACCATACCGCACACGCATATGGTGCCTACTACACCAGTGGAATGAAAGGTAAATCAATTACTATCACATACGATGGTGGAGGGGAAAGTACCGTAATGAAAGTTTATCTGTGTGATAATGGAAAAATGACTTTAATCCAAAGTCATCCATTGGCGTCATTTGGAAGTATTTCTCATGTTTGGGGATTCAGTACATCCTCAATGAGAGGATATGACGAACATGGTGAGGGAATATGGAAAATGTGTAAAGATGAAGGTAAATTAATGGGTATGGGTCCAAATGGTCATTACGATGAGACAATTTATAATATGTTGTCCACCGTAATTAATTATAAGGATTTTAGATTTTACCCATCCGGGTCATCAAGTAAAACTATGTTTTTAGGTGACATGATGAAATTCAATGGATATTTCGATACTCAAGAAAAAATGGAAATCTATTCATTTAATTTACAAAAACGAACAGAAGACCTATTCCTAAAATTTATTGACGACTTACATAATTTATATCCTGAATATAAGCAATTATGCTTATCCGGAGGACTATTTGCCAATGTTAAATTAAATCAAAAACTCAACGAATTAGAATGGGTTGACGAAATTTATATTTACCCACCAATGGGTGATGAAGGGTTGTCATTAGGAGCTTGTATCTATAAAGCAGTAAAATTGGGTGAGATTACAGAACCAATTGAACTAACTAATGTTTATTTTGGAAAGTCATACAATAATGATGAAATACAGGAAATCTCAAAAGATTATAGTTTTAAGAGAGAACCATATAATCCGAAAGATATCGCAAATTATATCAATCAAGGAGGAATCGTTGGATGGTTTCAAAATGGTTCCGAATTTGGTCCAAGGTCTTTAGGGGCTCGAAGTATTTTAGTTAGACCAACTGAAATCTCAACACATAGACTACTAAATCAAAGATTAAATCGATATGATACAATGCCATTTGCCCCAATTATATTAGAAGAATCCTTTGACAATATTTTTACACCATCAAAGTCAAAATACACATCTGAGTTTATGACATTATGTTACAATACAAAAGATGAGTGGATTGATAAGATACCTGCAGTTATACAAAAGTCAGATAAAACGGCCAGACCACAAATAGTTAAAAGGTCTAAAACACCTAAATTTTGGGAAATATTAAATGAATATTATATGTTATCAGGAATACCATTATTATTGAACACTTCATTTAATTCTCACAATCAACCAATCATTGAAAACCCTGAGCAAGCATTTGAGTCATTAAAACTTGGGGTTATCGATAAACTAATAATTGAAGATTATGTTTATTTCTCTTAACGAAGAAAAAATTGTGATGAATTTTACACCATCACCTTATTTACGAATATCAGGTCCCGATGAACTTTATTACGTTGAGTTGAGGGAATACCTAAAAAATGATGACCAATCTCTTTACGTTGAAGGTCGTAGAATATCCGGTAATGGTGGTGAGTTTCATATCCCAATCGAATTTTATTTTGATTTTGAAATCTCTGTTTCAAAATATATCCCCAATTTTGGTTTAAAAAAAATATTTACTCACCGTTTTAACGATTACGGAAAACAAGTATTGTTTAATTTGAAGACTAACAATTATGATGAATGTCTATTGTGGGTGTCTCGGGTGGAGGAATATCAAAAAATACATGGATGTAAAATTTTTTTAAATACCAATTTTGACGATATAAATATCAAGTATCCATCATACTATCAAGTAGATGGTATAGATTATTATAAGTCATATAATATCGGTAGATTTCCTAAAAATAGTAATGATTGGAGAACAATTGACCCAAGACAAGAAGGGGTTATTTGGTACGGAAATTGGAAAACATTTTGGTCATATCAACATCCGAGATTATACTCCAACTTATCAAGTGAGGAAATTATTGATGATATTTTGGCACTTTAATTATTTTTGTATATCTTTGTTGAAAATTAAAACATATGATGAACGTAGGACAAGAATTTCAAAGTTATTACACAAAACATTTAGGTAAACCATCTTTGGATTTACACAACTTCAACAACCACATTCAAAATTCAATGACTCCATACATTTTGGAAGAAAGAGAAATGAGAGTAACCCAAATGGATATTTTCTCTCGTTTAATGATGGATAGAATATTATGGGCTTCAGGTCCGGTTGATGACAGAATGGGTGATATCATCCAATCACAACTTATTTTCTTAGACAACTTGGATAAGAAAAAAGATATTAATTTATATCTACAAACTCCGGGTGGGAGTGTTTTAAGTGGATTAGGTATTAGAGACACTATGAACTTTATTAATGCCGATGTAGCAACCACAAATATTGGTATGTGTGCGTCAATGGGTTCCGTATTACTTTCTTCGGGAGCTAAAGGTAAAAGGTCTTCATTAATATTTTCTAAAGTAATGACACACATGGTTTCTCACGGAACACAAGGTAATGTTCAAGACACAAGAATTAATCAACTTGAGGCCGAAAAATACAATTATTTATTATTCAAAATATTGGCAGAGAATTGTGGTAAGACATTTGAAGAAATGTTAGAATCATCAAGAAATGATAAATGGTTCAATTCTGATGAAGCATTACAATTTGGTCTAATTGATAAAATTGTTGGTGTGGAGAAAAATCAATCAATGTCAGATATGATGGTTGGATTTGACGATTATTATGAAAAAGAAATTCTTAAAAGAAAATAAGAATTGTTATTAAATGAAAAAAGAAGGTATTACTACCTTCTTTTTTTTTTTAGATAAGATAAACACCCCCCTTGTTTTAAAAATCTAATTTATATAATAGAGTTTTTAATTCTATTATGCTGCAACTTCAGGTTTTAATTTTTCATAAACATTTGAAGCTTTTTTATTAAAATTGTTGTACACTCCACAGACAGTATCTTCTAATTTGTCTTGTAATTCAATCACAACTTTAGTATCTTGAATCGCACCTAATAATGTATTTCTTAATATTGTATATCCGGTACCTTGCATACCTTGTTGTTCTTGTACCATCATAACTAATGCCTCAACTAATGCTTCAGAAACTAACGCAGTTAATTCGTTACAACTTTTTAAGGCCTTTGCAAGTCTCCTTGGGTCTTTAAGTATAAAGGACATTAAAGCATTTTTAAAAAACCCTGACAATCCAAGTCCTCCTAAAATTGAATTAACCAATGGTTCAATTGCCGCTTGAAGAATACCACTTAAACTATTTCCGAACATCTTACCCAAGAAATCCATTAATTGTTCATTCAAAATATTGTTTTCGTCTAAAAATCTAATTTCCTCAATTAAATTTTTAGCGATTTTCATCTTTTTACCTTCAGGTAAAAATTCAAAATTATCAATAACTTCTTTAGACTCAATTATTGTAAAAATTCTAGTTTTAACTAAATTTTCTTCAATTAAAATTTTTTCTTTTTGTTCTTTAGTCTCTTTAATTACCTTTTTTATTTTTTTCTCAATCATTACTTAATTAATTTAATAACCATTTAGAATTATCACCATATGGTAATGGACCACCTGAACCTCCACGTAGAGTCTCAACATAATTGTCAATTTTACTTAGTGCTCCACCCCATTTACCATCAAATTCATTCACACATGCTTGAACTTTTTCTTTCATAGGTGCAAATGTATTTGGCTCAACTCGTTTTTTGGTTTTCCAAGCCTCATAGTAAGCTCTAATTGTATCTCTACAATCACTTTTACTTGTTGGAGTTTGATTAGTAACAGCCTCTTTAAATTTTTTGTCAATTTCTGTTGCCACTGAACCCGTAACATTATTAGGATTGAAGTACATAACTAAATCTTGAGAGAATATACCTTCACTAGCCGGACTAACAACTTTTGATGTCCAAGTTTTAGCTTGTTCAGAATCTAATTCTTTTCTTAATTTATATCCTAAATCACTATATTTTTTAATTAGTTTTGTTTGTTCATCGTTTAGTCCTCCAGCGATTCCACTACTTGAAACACTTCTATATAATGTAACTCCGTTAACAACTTTTTTCTCAAACATTTTTGGGTTTTCTAAGTTTTCACGAGTTGTTTTAATTTCACTAGCCTCTTTCCAATCACCTTCTGTTTTAACTAAATTAGTATCTTTAGTGTTTGCATCTTGTTGAGCCTTTAATGCTGCTTGTTGTGTTTTTATTTGTTCGGCTTTTGAACATTTCCATCTTCCTTTTTCACCTGTTGCAGGTAATAGATAAGTCATATCTGGATAAAAAATAAGAACTTGGTTAGATTTTAGAGTAGTCGTTTGATAAGCGGGTTTTTTAGTTCCTTTTATATATTTAATTTTCCCATTTTTAAAACATCCTGCTGCCTCAGAATCCTTAAGAAATTTTCTATCAATTTCATCTTGATTCACTACAACTTCCTCTTTTTTAGGTTCCTCTTTTTTAGGTTCCTCTATTGTTCCAGGTTTTGCGTCGTTATCAGCATCAGGAGCATTTTGTTCTAATATTGGTTTTTTCTTTAACTTAGAGTGCATTTCTAAGATTTTTTGCACTTCGTTTGAGTCTACATTAAATTTCATCTTGTAATTATTTATCTTGAATATTATTTATCTTGAATATTATTTGATTCTTCTGAGTCACTCTCACCATCTTCAAGTCCATAATCATCCGTCTTAGCTGGTGGAGGTGGTGGTGGTGGTGGTGTTTGATTACCACATATTTTTGAAACATCAGCATCGGTAAATCCATTTGGGAATCCTTTAGCTTCTAATGCCGCTTGAGTTTTCACCCAAAACTTACCATCAGGAACTAACCCTAAACAAGTCTGTACCGGTTTTATTGCCTCTGATTTACATCCTTTAGTATAAGTACCTGTACAATTACGATATCTATTTGTAACCGGTGGTGGTGGTGGTGGTGGTGGAGTTTCTTCATTATCATCTGTAACATTCTCAACAGGCTTATCGTTAAAATAAGCGTAAAGAAGTGCAATTGTACCAAGAGTTAAACCTGCACCTAAACCCCACTTTTTAAGTGCTGACAAAGTAGTTCTATCTTTAATAGGGGTTTTTGTAATATTAGTAATGGCATCATCCACATCTGTTGGTTTTATAGGTACATTTTTTGGTACGTTTTTATTAGCAACTTTCATAGCAATTTCATCGGCAATTGCTGGGTCATATCCTTTTTTTATCAAGTCATTTTTAACTTTTGCACCTGACATATTAGGGAACTTCTTAAGTGATATGTTAGCCGCTTTATCAGTTAAAACCGTTCTTAAACTTCCGGTTACTTTACCTTGTTTTAACAATGCTTTAGCTAGAGGGCCAATTTGGTTAGCCTTTAAAGTACCTTTGGCCATTGCTGTTGCTATTTCATCACCATTTTTAAACCCTACTTGTGCAGCAACATCGTCTAAAATTTTAATACTTGCTAAGTATTTGGCATTTCCAGCTTTTTTAAGAGATGCGATAAATGCCTCATCAGCGTTCCCAAACAAAGCCTTTAACAATGTTTTAACAGGTTGTTCAGTTAATAAAGAACCATTAGAAACAAAAGTTTTATTATTTATTAAATTTTCACTTAATGTAACTTTTGTGTTATATTTCATTAACAATTTTGCTTTATTAAGTTCTTCAAGAATTATGTTTTTCATATTTATTATTTTTTGTTTTTTTTATTACAATTCGAATGTTACTTCATCGTCCGCAAACGTTTTTGCTAACTCTGCTTCAGCTTTAGCCTGAGCTTGTTTTAATTGTTCATCAGTTATTTCACCACTCCCAACTTTTTGTTGACATCTTAAACCATCGAGACCTAATGCCGCACATATTCCGGTAGTAAGTAAAAATGATTTACCCATTCTATCAACAATTACACCTCCCGGTGGTATTGGTTTAGGATTTTTTTTCCAAATATCTTTAACTTTAGATTTAAGACTTGGTTTAGGTGTAGTAGTCTTTGGAGTTGTGTTTTTTGCTGCCGCTGCCATATCATCCACCATTTGAGACATTTTTTGTTGAACTTTTCCTCCCCAAGATTGTAGAGATTTTATTCCTAATTTTTCTCCTAAGAATTTAGCCGCCTGACCTATTAATTTTGTTAAAGAACCAATTCCTGATTTTAATAAATTAAATACTTTAAGAAAAATTCCTCCTTTACTTACCGCAGCGGCACCTAATTGTGCGAAAGATTTTATTCCTGCAAATGCAGTTTTTACTATTTTCCCTAATGAAGGAGCTAATATCGCAATTGCACTGGCGATAATACTTATGTACTCCCAACCTTTACCTGTTAATCCCTTATAAATATCCCATAACAACAATGCTCCAAAAATAACTCCATTTGTTATTTGACCAACAACTGGTATTGCGGAAACACCCGTTAATATAGCAGTACCTCCGGCACTGAAGACCATTTTTCTCATTCCTTCCATGATACATTCAATACCACTTTTAGCACAATTCCATGCGTCAGCAATTTTATCTTTTACGTACCCCCATACTTTACCAGCACTTTCTTTCGCCCACTGAGTAAACCCTTTTTGTCTAATCAGTTTATCTTGGTCTTTTACCCATTCAGCACCTTGTTTAACAAGGTCTTTACCGTAATTGTAAACATTTTTAGCACCTGATTTAACGGCATCACCTACTTTATTATACCATTCACCTTGTTCAATAATTAATTTTATCGAATTCCATGAATCTACAACTCTTTGTTCTATAAGTAATTTATCAACTGACTCGTTAATTAATAATAATTTATTACCATGATTAGTTTCCCATTCTTGGATTATTTTTATTGTATTTTCAGGTTTTAAAGTTTCAATTAAAAAATTCAAAAATCTTCTTGGCTCAGATGTATATTCTGTCAATGAAATATTACCGGTTTTATATTTGAAATTAAAATTTTCATTTATAATATCTAAAGCAATGTTTAATGATTCAAAAGTATAAGGTACAAAGTTCCTTCCATTCAAATCATTTTGTTCAAAAGACATTTTTACAACACCTTTATCGGTAAACAAATACCCCATATTTACGGACATTCCTATCATTATATTTTTCCGTATTTTAATTCATCTTCTGTTTTAGGTTTACATAGTGAAATATTTGGTTTACTAGCACACCACTCCATTAATTGAGTTGCAACTTTAATAACTATTTTATTCATAGAACCTCTACCAAACAATTCTTCATTTAATGCGTCAAATATAGATTCTCCACCTATTGTTGGGTAATATTTAATAATTGCCATTGAATTTGCAATATTAGTAAACCCGCTTAGTAAAACATAGTCTAACCCTCCAAATTTGGTTCCTATCCCATCTACGGATTTTTTAATTGCGTTCGATGCGTTTTTAAAATTTATATTCGGATTACCAAAATTAATATTTTTAATTTGGGTTGGGTTTTTCATTACTGATTTTGTAGCGGTTTCAAAATACTCTAAATCACCAGTATTTTGTTCAAAAATAACAGTTTTATTCTCATTTAAAGTTTTTGATGAATCATAACCCATCATTAATTTAACTCTATTTAATGCCTCTCCAGGACTATAGTGTGGTTGTACCATATTTTAAGTATTTTATTTTATAAATATATCGTTATTACCAAATCTGATTAGCCGCACCACGATTTAATCCGGTTTGCCATTTTTCACCGGCTTTACCCAACATATTTGCCTTACCTCGTGTTAAGGTATAAAAGTCAGCCCACTTTGGTACTGACCCTCCACCACCACCTGAAGATGGTGCAGATGAGGCAGGTGCTGCGTCTTGTTCACCAATTTCATCTTTCGATTCGGTCTGTGGAGTGTATTTTTTGAAAAAATCAATAAGTGCGTTAATATCTGTAACCATTTTTAATATTTTTTTTTGTTATTTAAATAAATAGTTGTACTTTAGCCGTATGAAAAAAATAATCTTAATATTATCGGTATGTTTCTTACTTTTTTCCTGTGAAGCGTATGTAACAGAAAAAAGTGATGTAACACTTAGTGGGAAATATGTGGTTTCCAAATTAGACATTACTAACGTTGACCAAAATCAAACAAGAGATTCTTTATATCTTCTTGGGACAACGTATAACAACTCATCACTACCAAAACCATTTGATGTAATACCAATTAATCATTTTTACATTCATATGGATTATGCATCTATTAGAATGAAATTAGTAGGAGTTACTCAAGGTGGTCAAGACATTTGGGGTTATGGTAATGCCCCCAATGAAATTTTTTACAGAATCTTAAATAACTACGCTTACGACCTTGGTTACTTACAATTTGATTACATTACGGACAATGGTTCGTCTAGAAGAATTACATTCCACATTGAACATGACGGATATGAGAGTCTTCAGTTAAAGAGTGTTGGTGGTTGGTTTAATGGTAAGTACGGAGAAAAACAAGTTATGACAATGTTTTTAACAAGAGTGGGTCCTTAATAGAACTCACTCTTTGGTAATTGAGATGGGTTAATTAAATAGTATTCATTTAAGAATACGATTAACTCATCTTCATCCAATTCAATTGTTTCTTCTTCAAAAATACCTCCTTCAAAATCATCATCGTCATCAAAAAAGTCAAATGACTCAGTAACAAGGTCAAATCCGTATTCCTCAACAATAGTATAATCAATTGTGTCGTTTCTTAACACATCTTCTTCATCTTCAATAGTTCTAAATGAAACCTCAATAATATTTGTGTCACCATTTAGATAATATGATATAATTTCTTTAATTTCCATAATTAGTTTTATAAACAAATATATTAAAACTTACAAAAAGACGAGATTTAATCAACAAATACAATTTTTTTATTAATATTTATTCTTATATTTTTATTACAAAAACATAATAAAATGAGATTTAATTCATTAACTATCGACGACTTTTACGCTAACCCAATGCAGGTTAGAGAATTTGCACTTAAACAAGAATTTAAAGTTAGAGGTAATTATCCCGGACAAAGAACCGTATCGTTCTTAAATGACCCAATTAAAAAGAAATTAAGGGATATCTTATATCCATTTGCCGGTGAGATTACAAATTGGGGTGGAGAATATACAGGTTCTTTTCAATATACAACAGCATCCGATAGGTCATGGATTCATGCGGATTCAACAACTGATTGGGCAGCAGTTTGTTATTTAACCCCTGACGCACCCGCAACTGCAGGTACAGGTATTTTTAGACATAAAGAAACCGGATGGATGAATTTTGACTATAAAAAACAAAACGACCCTGAATACATGAAACAAGCACCTCCGGGACATGATATGATGGATTATACAAAATGGGAAATGGTGGACCGAGTTGGAAATGTATTTAATCGACTAATAATGTATAGAGCCGACAACTATCACGTATCTTTAGATTATTTTGGGAAAGACCTTAATGACGGAAGATTATTTCAAGTGTTTTTCTTCAACACTGAACGTTAACATTGATGGTTCAAAATTAAGTCAGGGTTAAGTTCTTTAATAATTTTTAAAACCCCATCAGTACAATAACAAGTATCTAAAGTTGTTAATATTTTTTCAAATTTTTTGAAACCGATAACTAAAGGATGATATTGAGTGTTTATAGTTTTAAGCATAAAATCAAAATTGGGGTCCCATAATTTATTATATGGAATACCTAATTCATGTAAGAAATCAATAGAATCTTCTGTATACGACTCAAAATAAGGTATTTCAATTTCTTTTAATAAAATATTAAGTTCATTTGTATCATTATTTTCTCCATAGGTTGAGCGTAAAGATAAACCAGTTTCATTTTGGTTTTTTTGCAAAAAATGCCAAAGAAAATAATCATGTTCTTTGGCAATTTTAATAAAATCTTTATGATTTACTTGAGTATTTGTCATTATCTAAAATTTGCTCCACATAACCAAGTTACTAATGACTTCCTAACCCCTGAACTTAATGGTGTCACCCTATGTAATAAAAATGATGGGAAGAAACATAATGTACCTAGTCCTTTTGGAACTTCCATTATATTACCACCAGGATTCATTTGTAATACACCACCTTCATATTCTTCAGGTGTTGATAATTGTAATACACACGATAATTTTCTATTTGAAATACCCGGACCTAAATCAACATGCCAATCATAGTGACCTCCGTTACCATAATATTTAGTAAATTGTAATTGGTCTTGATAATCCCATATATCAAAATTCCACAATTCTTTATTTGCAATTTTTGCATAATAGGCGATTTTCTCATAAATCCAAGAAGTTTCTTCTGTCTCATCAATCCAAGAAATTTCACTTTTTCTATAGTCAGAAACAGTGAGTTCTTGGTCACTCCCAACAGTAGTTGCTTTAATTAGTTGTTGTGTTTCACCTATTTCAATTATTTTAAGAATTTCTTCAGGTGTGAACGCATCCGTAAAATAATAATAATTCATGTGATTAATATTACTTCGATGTTCAGGTAAAAAATGATTTGTTAATGACATTTGTGTTTTTTTTATTAAATTAATTATAATTAATATTATTAATAATTTCAACACAATATGAGAAAACATAAAATAATTGACGCTATTTTTTTATACGATGAAATAGAAATGTTGCATTTTAGGTTAACGGAGTTAGATGAGTACGTAGACGAATTCGTTATTATGGAATGTGAAATGGATTTTAAGGGTAATCCTAAACCATTGAATTATCTTGAAAATATTGATTTATTTAAAAAATGGGAAAATAAAATAACATATCTTCCAACCCCAAAATTAACTTTTGATGATGTATCTCATCTTTATGAATCAGTTAAATTCACACGAAATTCTAATAACGAAGACCCAAATTTTTTAGAAAAAAATGATATTAGGTTTTTTCAAATAACAATATTAATTGGTATTTTATTAGAAAAATCAATAGGGTTCGATGATTTAATTTTAATTTCAGACGTTGATGAAATTCCAGATTTATCTAAAGTTTCTTTATTTAAACCTCATCTTAAATTTGGTGTTGTTCTTTTAAGACACACTAACTTTATATGGTCAGTAAAATATTATGATGTAATTCCAACTATAGGAACCATTGGGTTTCAATATACACGGTTAATAACAAATCCTAATATGATTTATCTTGCATATTTCAATAAATCAGATTTATCAAAAGATAATTTTGAAATTATAGATAATGGTTATCATTTATCTCATTTTTATGATTTAGAAAAAACAATAAAAAAATTGGAATTACTTCACGATAAAAATAGTGAGTATGATTTAAATGAGATGGTTATTAACATGAGGTACGCCTATGAAAATTTAACATCAATAAAAACTAATCGTTATCAAAAATTTTATAATTTAATTAATTATGATGGAGAATTACCTAAAAACATTGGTTTACTAAAGAATCAAGATATTGGTAGGTCGTGGAATAAAAAAAATTTAATATTACTTAATCGTACTAGAACCCCAAATGATATTAAAATGGAGGAAATGTTTGACAATATTTGTATAATTAATTTTACCGATAACCCACAATTACCATACGAAACTATACTGTCAAAAAAAAGAACTTATTATAACATACTAAAACCTCTTAAAATTTATTATAAAACAGATGATGTTTTAGATTTAGAAAGTTTTCAAAAAGTATTTTGTATTAATGATATTAAAAAAATTGTTCAAGATTTATTACCAATAAACCAAGATTTGATAGTTTTTACTAATGAAAAAAAAACCACAAATAGTGTTACATACTCGTGGGAAGAAATTAAAAATAAATTTATTTATGATTTAGTTAAAGATATTCTATAAAAAAACCCTCATTATTGAGGGTTTTGTTTTTAATTATATCTGCTCATTCTGTTAAACATCTCTGAGATTTTATTTTTTTGAGTTTTAAAATCTTCTTGTAGGTCTGTGTCAATTTCTTCCCACTCATCTTCATCATTAGTTTCCATATCACCCATAGATTTTGACATTCCCATAAATTCTCCATCTGAAGAAAAACTTGGATATAGTTCTTCACTACTATCCATATCTTCGTCCTCATTATAACTAAATCTTTGGTATGGTCCTGCAATGCCAGGTCCATCACTATCAAAATCATATGCTGGGTCCATATCTCCGTAAATTCCTTGAGAACCTGAAACATCAACTTCAGCTATTTCATCTGAGAACGCAGACTCCATTCTTTCATATTTAACTTCTTCCTCATCATCATATTCGTTAACCGGATAAACATCAAGAGGACCATTACTGTCAAAATCATATGCCGGTTCAACAGAATCAGTATCCATATCATCGGTGTTTCCACCTTGTTCATCCAATACGTCTGTTTCTGATTCTTCGTCTTCAAAACCAGTATCATCAATTACATCATCTTCTTTATAAAGATTTTTATGCATTCCTTCAAATGTTCCGTAATCGTTTCCTCCACCTTCAACATAGTCAAAATCACCATGAGACAGATTTAAATCTCTTTCTTTATAGATGTCGTCTAATTTACCTGTACCTTCTTCTATTTCTTCGTTTGTACCACATTGTTCACAAATACCTTCGGCCATTTGACCTCCACATTGCTCACACATACTTTTAGATTCAACTTGTTCGTTAATTCCAAAGTTTGTATATTTTTTGACCTCACCTTTATTATTAACAACAAGACCATCCTTATCACCAGCTGGGTCATATACATATAATGGTTGGGTATTTGATACTTGAGGTTGCATTGTTTGGTAACCGTTGTATAAACTTCTGTGTTGGTCTAATATATCCGACTTTTCTGCCGCTGACAATTGACCTATTCCATAATTTGTTCTCATAAATAAGTTTTAATATAAATACACACGATTTACCCTTTTTATGTTTGACATATCGAAAATACCTTATTATATTTAATTAAGACAAGTGAAAGGTTGATAATTCATTTGATAGTATCTTGGTAATTTACTCTTCGCCTAATTTCAACCTCACTTGTTTTTTTTTTCTTCACTATTTTTTTATTCCATAATATATCAATACCTTTGTCGTATGAATATATTTTTCTTGGATGAGAATCCCAAATTATCAGCACAATATCACGTAGACAAACACGTTGTTAAAATGATTTTAGAGACAGCACAACTTTTATGTGGTGTTCACCATTCTATCAACACATCAAGTACCCTACAAGTACCCTACAAGTTATCACATAAAAATCATCCTTGTGCAATATGGGCTCGTGAGAGTTTATCAAATTATTTGTATTTGTGTGAATTGGGGTTAGAACTTGGTAAAGAATACACATACAGATATGGTAAAAAACACAAATCAATTGAGGTTATTGAATGGTGTATTGTAAACAAACCTAACATAATTGATATTGGATTTACAAAACCAGCGATGGCAATGCCGGATGAATTTAAAGTTGATTCTGTTGTAGAATCTTACAGGAATTATTATATGGGGGCTAAAAGTGATTTAGCATCTTGGAAAAATAGAGAGAAACCTTTTTGGTTTGAAAAAAAAAGAATTACATTTGCAGTATGATTAAAATAGATAAAGATAGAAAAGTTTTTATTACTTCCGATACACATTACGGACATAAAAACATTTGCCGTGGGGTGACAAATTGGAGATTACCGGATGGTAGTATTCCAATAGACCAAACAAGAGATTTCAAAACAATAGAACAAATGAACGAATCTATTGTTAGTGGAATCAATAGTGTTGTTGGTGAAGATGATGTATTAATTCACTTGGGTGACTGGTCTTTTGGCGGGTTTGAAAACATCCAAAAGTTCCGAGATAGAATCGTGTGTAAAGAAGTTCACCTTATATTAGGTAATCACGACCACCACATTCAAAATAACCGAGGTGAGTGTCAGGAACTATTTGCAAGCGTTACTCGTTCAACAACTATGTCATACAAATTCAAAACATTTGAACTATTCCACTACCCAATTGCATCTTGGGAAAACCTAAACAGAGGGGTTATTCACCTTCACGGACACGTTCACTTGCCAACAAACTTAAGATTTGGTAAAGGTAAGAAAATGGATGTTGGTATGGATGGCCACCCAACTTTTGGAGTATATGATATGGACGATATCATAAGAATTATGGATAAACGTGATATTGTGTCAGATATGTTATTTGACCACCACACGGATGAGATTGAAACCGAAGACGGAAAAAAAAGAAAATAAAATTAGGAAGGTAAGTTTTAATCACTTACATTTGTCAAACAAAAATAAAAATAGAAATATATGCAAACATTGATTTTTAACACAACAACAAAAAAAGTTAAGTTGTTGTCAGGTTCACAAGGTGAATCACAAGTATTAGAGACATTTGATAATGTATCAACCGTAAAATGTTCAGAACTTGGATTTTACGAAGTAATGCAAAAGGCGGAATCTCAATCCGTTACTTCAATTCCTGTAATGAGATTACCAATTTCAAATACCAATATGTTAATTGAAAAATAGTATGAAGAAAATTGCAATTGTTATTGGGATTTTATTAGTAATAATTGGTTTAGTTGAAACAATTGATTTATCATTTTATTTGATGAACCGTCCAGACACATACCTATTCAATTCAGGTCTTGTATTATTAGGATTACAATTATTAGGGTTTGCCTACATATGTCGTTTTATGTTTGATTTAGTATCGAAATGGTCTAAAGATAAGGAAACGGAAATAACAACCGAGGAACCTAAAAAACCAAAGAAAAAAAATAAAAATAACTTAAAACAAGAAAAAAAATGAGAAGAATTTTAGTAGCAGTAGGAATTGTCGTATTACTTTTTACAATGGCAATGTCGTGTGAAAGAATCGATGCGGGTCACGTAGGTGTAAAAGTCGATATGTACGGAAGTGGTAAAGGGGTGAACGATGTCACCGAATGTACGGGGGTAGTATTTTATAATCCTATCACCACAAAAATTTATGAGTTCCCAACGTTTATACAACACAAAGAATACAAAGATGAAAATTCATTTGTGGTAAATAGTAAGGATGGTTCGGAATTTAGTGTTTCTCCAATTATGAACTATTCAGTTCAAAGAGAAAAAGTCCCTACAATATTCGCTAAATACAGAAGAAGTTTGGAAGAAATTGAAGAAGGATTCTTAAAAACTGCAGTGTATGACGCATTCCGTTTAGCAACTAATAAGTATACTGCAGATGGATTAATCGGAAATAGAGAAATTTTTGAGATTGAAGTTAGACGTTTGTTAGAAGCTCAACTACTTAAAGAAGGATTCGTAATTAATCAGTTCACATCTAATTTAGTTTATCCGGATTCATTCAAGAAAGCAATTAATGCTAAGAACAACGCGGTACAGTCGGCATTGATGGCGGAGAACAAAGTAAAACAGGCTGAGGCTGAGGCAAAAATTAAAGTGGCAACTGCTAATGGTAATGCTGAGGCATTGTTGGCAAACGCAAGAGCTGAGGCGGAATCTAACAGATTAAGACAACAAACATTAACTCCAATGTTATTACAACAACAATGGATTGAGAAATGGAAAGGTAATGTTCCAACCACTCAGTTGGGGGCTAACACTCAAGTGTTGTACGGTCTAAAATAATAAAAAAATAAAATATTTAAAAAATCCTCATTTATTGAGGATTTTTTTTTATCTTTGCATTATGAAAATTGATATAGAAATAATAAACAGATACGTTAGTGAAGGTTTGATTGAGAAAAACTCTCATCCAACTCTTCCAATCGCGATTTACAACTACTCAAGAAAAGTTCAATATGAAGGTCTGTGGGATACAATAACCAGAAATTGTCGAGGTCTTGTATTAGATAATGATGGTAATGTTCTTGCAAAACCATTTGGTAAGTTTTTCAACATGGAAGAACACGACCCAAGTGAAATCCCAAATGAAACTTTTGAGGTATTTGAAAAAATGGATGGCTCGTTAGGTATATTGTTTTGGTACCAAGGTAAATGGATTTTTGCAAGTAAAGGTTCATTCACTTCAGACCAAGCAATTAAAGGTCAAGAAATGTTATCAAAATATGATATACAACCAGTTCCAAAAGGATATACTACTTTGGTGGAAATTATCTATCCGGAGAATCGTATTGTTTGTGATTATGGTGACGAAGAAAGTTTGGTTGCACTTACTATGATTAGTAATGTTTCAGGGAAAGAATTTGATTATTCTTCTTTGATTCAAGTTTGTGAAGTTGTGGGATTCCCAGTTGTTAAACGATATGATGGAGTGGAGGATTATAAGACCCTTAAATCAATTATTGAGTCAAACCAAGAAGGTTTTGTCATAAGATTCAGAAATGGGTTTAGAATGAAGATAAAAGGGGAAGAATACGTTCGTCTCCACAGAATCTTAACCGGATTTTCTAATATAAACATTTGGGAAGTATTAAAAAATGGGGAAGACATAAACACATATTTGGATAAAGTCCCGGATGAATTTGACAAATGGGTTAAAAATGTGGTTAAAGATTTGAGATATGGGTATTTTCAAATTAGTGAAAGAGCTGGAAAAACGTTTGATTACTATATGTATGGTAAGTACAACGATAAAGAACCGGTTACAGACAGAAAAGTTTTTGCTGAATGGGTTATGACTCAAGAACAATATCTTCAACCAATATTATTTAAAATGTTTGATAAAAGGGATTATTCTTCATACATTTGGGAGAAGATAAGACCAACATATAGTAAACCATTTTGGCAAAAAGAAAGTGAGTCATGAAACAAAAATTAGAAACGATTTACGAGACAAATATTGTCCATAATTCATTTTTGGATAAAGATTCCATCATTCAAGCAATGGTGGAATCTTATAATTTAGGTAAACAGGAATTAATTAACTGGTTATCCGAAAAAGATTACTTATCGGATGATAAACAAACTTTATTAAAAGAGTACAATAACCTCATTAACAACATAAAAAAATGACAAACGAAGAATTCACTTTAGAAATACTAATGGAAGCCGAATCTTTAGGTATTCGTAAAGAAGTATTGGAATTATCTAATAAAATCAAACAGGAAAATGAATTTATGGATATTAACGCATCCATTGAAAGAGCATTTCAACACATGAAAGCTAAATTACAAGAATATAATAACGTATGAGTATAACAAAAAAATACATAGATTTTATGTTGGAGAACGTTATTGGTTCCAACATCCGAGTTCAGTTACCTAATCCCCAAGAAGATGGAAAATTGTTTTGGACTAAATTAGGCCCAATCGTTTATATGAATGTTGAGTTGGAAGTTATTGAAAAATATACCCGGTCGGTTAAGTTTAATTTGAAATTTGATAGATACGAAGTTGAGAAAATTATCTTCATACCAATTGAATCTTCACCAATGAGTATTAAAGAAAAATTACACAATACTATTGAAAATTTAGTTAGTAAAACTTTCATCGGTGATGGTAGACAGGAAGATATGAGACAAATGTATGAGGATAAAAGAAAGACAATGTTTTCCGGATTAGAGAAGATGGTTGGTAAGATTAAAGAAATTGATAGTAAGGATTCTGATAAAATTGTTGAATAATGGAATTATTAAATACACACCCAATTAAAAAATCTGATTTAGGTTTTCACGGAAACTTATTTGGAGGAAAATTGCTTGCATGGATTGATGCCGCAGCTGCGGGGTATTCTATGCAATTATGTGATACACCAAGAATGGTTACTGTTTCAATAGATAAATGTTATTTTGAAAAACCGGCTAAAGAAGGACAATTACTTAAAATATATGGTAGACCTTCTAAATTGGGTACTACCTCTGTAACATTATACATGGAGGCGAGAGCACATAATGTTTACACCGGTAATCAAGTAATTGTCTTAAAAACTAATATACGATTTGTTCGTATTGATGAAGAAGGAAATCCAATACCGATTAACGAAAAAGGTAGAAAAAAAATAGATTTATTAATTGAGGATTATTTGAAAACTAACGAAATACAAAATTGAGAAAATGACAGAAGATGAATTAGAATATTGGCAATCAGTTCAATACAGAATGGATGCAGAAGGTTTTGACTACTGCTTTGTAAGTTATAGTGATTGGGATGAAATCAAAGATGAGGAATTCCATCGATTAAGATTGGGTTTCTTACAACATATGAAAGAACTTCGTCAATACATTGATAGTAAAGTTGAAGAAGGTCAAAACCTTGAATTAGAAGGTGAGTTAGAAGATGAGTAATACACAATCAACCGACGATGAATTGTGGGACTATTATAGTGGATTACCAAATCCAATGTGGTATCAACATATTGAAGAAATAGATGAAGAAGATGATACAAATGATAGTACTGATACTTCAGTTACTACTGAATAAAATAAAACGAAAAAGAAAAAGTATATGGGATTTATGAATAAATTAGACAAAACATACACAGACCTACTTCAAGATATTCTTGATAATGGTGTGGAGAAAAAAGACAGAACCGGGACGGGAACAATCTCAGTATTCGGAAGACAAATCAGACATAAAATGTCAGAAGGATTCCCATTACTTACGACCAAAAAGATGCCGTGGAAATCAATCGTCACAGAACTTCTTTGGTTCCTTCAAGGGAATACAAACATCAAATGGTTGGTCGATAATGGATGTAACATTTGGAATGGTGATGCTTATAAAAATTATCTACTATTAATGATTGGTAATGAACCTGAAAAGATTTTATCAATGGATGATTTTATTAATAAGATAAAGAACGATGATAAGTTTGCCAAGAAGTGGGGTGATTTAGGTCCAATTTACGGTAAGCAATGGAGGAAATGGGCACCTGAATCGGGTGAGATTAATAAAGGTGGTGTAGACCAAATCGCAAACCTAATCAATGACCTTAAATCAAATCCAGACTCAAGACGATTAATGGTTAATGCTTGGAATGTTGGAGAATTAGACCAAATGGTTCTTCCACCTTGTCATTATGGATTTCAAGTTTATACAAGAGAGTTGAGTTGGGAAGAGAGAGTTCAATGGGTTTTGAAACATACTGATGTTGAATTAGAGAATCTTTATATTGTTGAAGAAATTGCTAAAAACTCAACTCCAAAAAGAGCAATCTCTTTAATGTGGAATCAAAGAAGTTGCGATTTATTTTTGGGAATTCCATTCAACATTGCTTCTTATGGATTGTTATTAGAGATTATAGCAAAAGAAGTAAATATGATTCCGGATGAGTTGATTGGGAATCTTGGTGATGTTCATTTGTATTCAAATCATATTGAACAAGCCAAAGAACAGATTGGAAGAGAATTAACTCACGAAGAAAGAACCGAATTGTTAAAACAGGCAATGGGTGAAGAAAATTATAATAAAGCGGTTGATGAATTAATGCCGTTTGGTGGTGGATTAACTGAATATTATGATTCATATAAAATTCCTTATACAACAAGAGAACCTTATAAGTTACCGAGATTAAAATTCTCACCTTGTCCAATAACCGGAATTGATATGGAGTATCAATCAATTGCCCAATTCCAAATTGAGAACTATGAATCACATCCGGTAATTAAAGCACCTTTGAGTAATTAATAAAATTTCATGTATAATTCAACAATTTTTTGGGATAGTCTTTTAATAGTTCGATTGACATCATCTAAATCAATTTCTTTACCTTGTGATTCCATCCATTTTAAAGTACCTTGAATCATTATGTCTTTAGCCTCTTCAGAGCTGTCCAACATTTCTTGGAAATCTTCATTGTCTTCATTATTTTCACCATAATATCGGTCAATCCATTTTTTACCTGAATACAATAACGGTCCTGCTTGAAACATATTCACAGGACCGGCTTTTTGAACTTTCTTAAGATATTCGTTTAGGAATCTATAATTAAAGTTTTCAAAAATGTCAGGATTTTTTTTGAAGAAGTCATACTCTCTACTACCAGTCTGTTCTTCAATTCGTTCTTCAGAAAGTTTTTTCCAAGCGTCAGTAGCACTAACTAAAGATAATTTACTACCATTTTCCCAATTAACACTGATAATAACATCATCCTCGTTTGGTTCAAATGGGTCCCTTTGAACTTTGGTTACAACACCTTTTGTCCCCGGTGGAACGGTTGTTTCGTGTTCCATATGGAAACACATTATATTATCACCAACTTTTAATGGTGGATTTAATTGTCCTTTCATACTTATAAATATAATCAATATATTTATTATTATGGAATTTTTAATCACAGAGACACAACTAAAGACAATTTTAACGGAACAGGACAAATCTAAGATGACGGAAGATATGAAAACATTATATTCCTTCACCGAAAATATTGTAAATCGAGTAAAAACAATTTACGGAATAAATCTTAAAATGTTGTTAACTTGGGGTACTTCAGTTGGTGGTCTAATGATGCCAATAGATAATTTTATTAAATCCGGAAACTTTAATTTAAATGAACAACAAGAATCTTTAATCCTTGTTGCCGTTGCATCAATGTTATTCTTCGAAAATAAACGAGCGATGAGTAGATTGATGGAAAAAATTAATGAGGAAGGTATTTTACCTCAATTTGAACAAATTTCATCTAAAGGACAAGAATTAAAATCGGCTTTCATTGGGTTTTTATCATCAATTAATATTACCGTTGGAACTTTATTAGAAATTGCGGCATACAGTTGTTTAGTACCAATTATTTTTGACATTTACTCGCTTGGTGAATCATCAACAAATTTACGTCAAACAGCGTTACAAATTACTGAAAGATTATTGGCGTCGGGAGTTATAGCATTGAGTGCACAAGCGTTGACAGTAACAATCAGAAAAATACTTAAAAGATTTAGATAATCTATTTTTCAAAAAGAATTTTTTGAATAACTCTTTCTTGTTGTTCAGGATTTAAAGTGTGTTTGTGAGGATATTTTTTAAACCAATTTCTTACCAAAGTTTCCATATCATTTTTTTCCCTTCTTGCTCTCCTTTTGAATCCGGCTTTTTGAGCCCCCAATTCATATTTGTGGGTATAATATTTATATTTGTCTGATACTTCCTTTCTAGCTCTTCTACCTCCTTGATATTGTAATATATGTTCAATTTCATGTCTAACAACTTCATTCAATTCATTAACTAAATCATTTAATATTTCATTACCTGAATTAGGGTTCACTAAAATTTCAATATCAATTACATCATCTTTATAATATAAATCACCCTCTACTTCAAAAGTTTCAACATCTTCATTTTCTTTAATTGACAAGTTTAAACTATATCCTTTACCTAATTCAGAATAATCATAATAAGATTCCGTCTCTCTCAAATCATCAGGTAGCTGGTAATTTCCAACTTTTTTAGTTTTAAACACACTTAAGATATCATTAACAATTTGTCTAACAATTCTATCATATTTTCCTTCCATAATTAAACTTTCGTTTATGTTATTATTAGTTTCATTAATTACTTTTGTACAAATCACCGGGTTTTCAATACCCCAATATAATAAAAACCTTTGTAATTGGTCACTTATTCGATTATTTAAAACATAAAAAGTTAAATCTTGATTATCAAGTTCAAGTTCTTTGTGACCTCTCATTAATAAATCTGTAAGAGTATTCATCATCGGGCTAGAAGGTTGTATAAATGTTGTGTAAGTGATAAATGTCATTTTATCACCAGCACGATACATCTCTTTAGTACCTGTAAGTTCAACTTTAACAACCGCATACATTTCTCGAGGGGCAACATCACCCAAAGGGTCGTACACCTTGAATGTGTATTCAGATAAAAAATTATTAAGTCTTGCTATCGGTAATTCTAATTCTTCCATTATTCATAAATACTATCGAAATGGAATTACAACACCGACTCCGTATCTAAATCCTTCCATGTAGTTTACACCAACCACGAAATCAAACCCTCTATCGGTATTGGTTAATATTCTTAATGGGTATGCTTTAACCCACACATCAGGTTTGAACTTAATTTCGTCAATATATGTCTCCATAAACACTCCACCCATTAAACTTACCTTATGATTAGTTAAGTTAATACCAACACGATTTAAAATTGACATCGGTGTTGTGTAGATGTAAGGTTGTGGACGGGTCGTTGTGATATACCCACCAACATAATACCCAATTGGAGAGTAATTGCTGTTATAAGTTGCAACAATTGTATTTTGGTCCGGTACATACATTAAGTCCGCATCCTGAGAGAATCCCATAAATGGAATCAATAAAAATAAAAGTGAGGTTATTGTTTTCATAATGCAAATATACTACATTTAATCATACGAAAAAAATTAAAATGTTAAAATTTACATTTGTATTTGACCCATTTAATTAAAAAAATTATAATTTAATCAAACTAAATAACTTATGTCAAAAATCACAGAAATTAAAAAACAGTATCCTGAGTTAAACATATCAATAATCGATTTGTTTTTAAAAATGGATAGTACCAAAACAAACAAATACTTGCCTTTAATGTGTAAATTATTTTCATCAAGATTCCAAGTGAATAAATTATGGCACAAACGTGACGAAGAAAATGAAATGAATCATATTAAAGAAAGATTGGACCTTATGGGTTTAAATTATAATGGTATGTCAAATAATGAAATTTATGCTCATTATTGTTTATCAGACCATTTTAGTAATGAAGATATGCAACTTTTAGCATCATTTCGAAAATATAATGAAAGAGGTTTAATACTAAATAATGATGTCACTTCTTACCAAAATTTTGAACAAATCAGGTCATCTGTTGGATTAGCATCTCTAAAAGAAGATGAGAAAGAATTGAGGTCTCAAATCGTTAGAGAACACGATGACGAAACTTGGTTGGCATTAAGACCATTAACATTTGGAGCGTCATCCAAATACGGAGCGGCAACTAAATGGTGTACAACTTACCAAAATGATAAACAGTATTTTGAAAGATATTGGAAAAGAGGTATTTTAGTTTATTTTATTAATAAAATCACCGGATTAAAATTTGCCGTATTCAAAGCTCTTGATGGAGATAAAGAATTAAGTTTTTGGAATGCTGCGGACCAAAGAGTCGATTTCTTGGAATTAGATATAGATGATTATATGTTCCCAATTATTAAACAAATTTTGAAATCGGAAGAAACCAATAGAGATTTGTCTTCAACTAAAATTAGAACACAAGTTCGTAAAGAATGTGGTCGTTCTATGGAAAAATCATTAGTTCAAGAAGATAGATATGAGGAGGTAGAAAGACCAATGTATGAGGTGGAAACACCAATGATGGAAGAGGCAATTCCACAAATTAATTTTAACATGGAAGAAAGACGTGTTGAACCTCGAGTTGTTCAATTAAGACCTTTAGGTAGAGAAATTAGAGAAGAAATGAACAATATCATGGAAGAAATTGGTGAAGATATGACTGAAGAAAATATTTCACCACTTAGAAGACGAATTCAAAATCTTAGAGAATCAATGGGAATAAGATTACAAAACATTGAAATCGGAGGAGCTCATCAAGTTGGAGAAGAAATCGGTTATGAAGAAGATTGTACCCAAAGTCCAGAATAAAAAAAAATACCCCAATTACGGGGTATTTTTTTTTATAATCCAAGTTGTTTCGAATATCGTCCAATATTACAAACCCAATAACCTGCAGTTGTTTTATCTTTCTTTTGGTCACATTTGTGTTTCTCTCTAAAAGATTTTATATCACCTTTATAATCATTTTTAATTTTTAATTTAGGGTCACCAAATGTAATTTTCTTAACACCGTTATCAGGTGTTTTAACATATACCGCAAATTTATTAGTTCCTTCTCTTTCAGGTTTATTTAAAATATTCTTTTCGTCCTCTGTTTCGTATATGTAAGGAGCGTCTAAATAAATCATTTCATCTCCTTTTTTAACCCTAACTCCCAAATCAGACTCAACCATTAAGGTGTCTTTTTCATTAAGGTCTATTTTACCCTCATTCCATAATGTCCTAACCTCATTAACCAAATCAAAATATTTTTGAGAATAGGTTTTAAAAACATTATCGTTTAACGACATACCTTCATTAATGTGGTAAGATAATACTTCAGAAACTTTTACATCTTCTTTTAATATTAAAGTCTTATCTAAGTGAGACCCTAATGTCTCTTTAATTATTTCCCTTAAATTATTCATTCTTTTTATTTTATTATAAATACTTCAATTATTTTTGTTTTAAACTACGATAATACTTAATCATATTTTCACAATGATTAATTAACCAATCTTCAACTAAAGGTATTTGTTTAAGGAAACCCAATTCATATTGATAACATAAAATTTCTTCATCCCTCTCATCTAAAAATATGTTATTATTCCTATAATATAAATGTTTCGATTCATGAATAATTATGGCCGATAAATTGTTGATATTACCAGATTGAATGTCTTGTTTAGATATCAATATAACATCATTACCTTCAGTGGTTGAAAACTTATTATTCCAAAACCCTATCCGTTTACATTGTTTAATTACTACGTCGTACTTGGATGAATCCACTTTTTGAATCACTTCCAAACTTTTTTCAACATTTTTTTTCCACCCTTCACCAACATCATCAATGATTATTTGTGAAAACGATTGAATGGAAAATAACAACATTAATAATATGATAAATCTCATGTTTTTTTATAAATAAATACCATAACTAAGGTGCCGAACTTTAATAAGAATATTTATAGGTAATAAATTACCAAGATATTATTAAACTATGAAAAAACTTTTTATGGCGCTGTCATTCCTTATAATGACTTCACTGGGTTATTCCCAAATTTGTCCGACACCGACAACTACCGGAGTTTTTGTTACATTAGACGCAACCTATCAATTAGCACCGGCATCTGCTGGTAATACTGAAGTAGGTTTATGTTTTTTTAACAATACTACGGAGTTAGTTACGGCTGCTCAGTTTCGAGTGTTTTATGATACCGCAGCATTCACATCAGTGTCTTCTGTTGTATCGTCAAATACATCGTTTCCTCAATATATTCAATTTCAGGATAGTCCTGCTAATGGATATGTTACGATTACTCTAACTTACACAGGTAATGATTCCAATTTTGAATTATCAGATGGGTCATTTGTAAAATTAAATTTAGTACACTCAGCAAATTTTGCGAGTTTGTCGTCTGTTCAACCCATGACATTTAGTGGTGTTCAAACATTCCCACAAACTGCAACAAAACAAAATGGTTCTGACTATACTTTAAATTTACAAAACTTTGGTGGAGCGTTTTTACCTCAACTATTTTCGTTTAGTGGTACATTCACTAACGTAACAGGAACGGGGTCAAAATTAATTCCGGTTATTTTAGAGAAAAAATTAATGACATCTTCAACTTGGGTTCAAGCGTCAACAACACAAACAAATAACTCTGGTGTTTTCACATTTACGGATGTACCATTAGATGTTACAAGTTATGACGTTCGTATTAGAGTAGATGGTGAATCACTAACAATTGCGAATATCATTTCTACATCTGACTCACAAAAAATCAACAGATTTGTTTTAGGTCAAGATACTCCAACAGGATTTGATTTCTATTCATCTGATGTTAATGGTGACAACAACATATCAATTTCTGATGTGTATGGTGTGTTTGGTAGAGTATCAGGAAGATTTAGTTCTTGGCCTAATACGGTTAAAGATGTTAAATTCTTCTCAGATTCAGAATACACTTCTATTAATGGAGCAACATCATCTTTACAATCTACAATTCCGGGTGTAACAAATCTTGTTTACAATATTTTACCGGGTACAACAACAGTTACTTTCTATGTCTTAGTTAAAGGAGACGCTAATGGTACTGGTTTTAATATGGCTCGTATGACCCCAATTGAAATCGTAAACCCATTAAACGCACCATCAAATATTATTGATGTTACAACAACTTATGACAACCCAACATTACAAACAATCGAATTAAACTATCCAAGTTTAACGGTAAATGAAAATAGTAGAGTTGAGGTTCCTGTTCTTGTAAAAACAAATGGAATTCAATTAGGTTCTTTACAACTAGCACTAAATTACAATAGTAATCTATTAGATTTTACAGGTGTTAGAGCGGAGAATAAAGTTAGTGGATGGATAACTTATGTTAACACAAATGATAATATTGTTGAGTGGGGTGGTTATGACCCAACAAAAAATACGAAATTATTAAACGACAACGAATTAGCATTCACGCTACAATTCATAGCGAAAGAAATTCAAAGTCAATGGGGTGTAAGTCCTTTATATGTTACAAAAAAATTCTCAGGAAATTCAATTGCTAAAGATTTGAAAATAATACCAACAAACGGAATTATTCAAATCATGAGAGTTATGAAACCAACCGATTTAGAATATATGGTGACATATCCAAATCCAACTGATAATGAAATCACAGTCAAATTTACAGTAGAAAAAGAAGGTAATGTTTGGTTGTCTTTATATGATTTGGGTGGTAGAGAAATTAAAACAATTGTTCGTACTGATTTAAATTCAGGAGAACACAGATATAGTACAAATGTTGGTCACCTTCCTTCAGGGACTTACATCGTTACTCTTAAAAAAGGTACGGGAATAGAATCTAATAAGATTATCCGTAAATAATTTATGGTGTCACAATTTGTGACACCAAAGCCTATAAGAAGGAAATAAACAATTAAAATTAAATTAAAATGTCAGAAGAAACGCAAGAAACACAAAATGATGGTACTTGGTCAGGATTAAAGAAAACTATAATAGGTACACTTACCACAGTTATTGGTGGTGGTGGTATATGGTTATCAACACAATTATTTGGAGGTCATAGTGATGAAGAAGAAACAAAAACAGAACAAGTTGCACAACCTGCGGCAGCACCTGTAGTTATCAATCTACAAAACAACAACACAAACCAACAAAAACAACAAAACAATGGTGGTGGTACTAACACAATCATCAGAGAAAAAGTTGTGGAAAAACCTGCGGCACAACCAGCACCTGTTAAACCAAAAGAAGAGGAAGACCCTTGGTAGGATGAAGAAGTTAGTATTACTATTACCTTTTTTACTTTTTTCGTGTATTGGATTATCTCAAACTATTGGAACCATAAAAACTGAGGACTATAAAGCCGATTTTGAAAAAAAACAATCTTTAGATGTTGTTAGTGATTATAATGGTGACATTGTAATACCAATCCAAATATTAAAAATTGGTATTAACGATGAGATATATGAGATGTACCCGGAACTAAAAGATAAACGAGTAGGTCTTGGGGTTGCAAATATTGTATTAGAGTATTTGGAATCAACAGATAGGTTTAAATTCACTGAGGATAAAGCGGAAATCAAAAACAAAATGATTGCCCAAGATAAGGCATCTGATAAAGGAATTTCAAGTAATAAAATAGAAGTTAAAGGTAATGTAATTTTAGCGAACTATTTTGTTTACATAGAAGTTTACGATTTCAGTGTGTCGGAAGACGAAGTGATTAAAGGAAGTGAAGGTGCAAAAATAACTCAAACAACTCGTTTAGGTTTACAAATTAGATTTGTTGATGCACAAACAGGAGAAGTTATAACCGGTAGTGGGTTAGGTGAATCTAACACAGTAAAAACATCATCTCTTTTAGATGACGTAGATGAAATTAAATTTAACCAATCAACAATTGGTATATCAACAAAAAAATCTTTAGAAACCGCATCTTCAAGAGTTGTTTCTAAATTAATTAAAAAAGGGGTTTTTAAAGAATAATGAAGACGATATTCTCATTTTTATTTCTTATATTTACAACTATGGTATTAGGTCAAGGGTTTACATATTCTTATGCAGACCCTTGTACTTCTAAAACCAAGGAAATTTACATACCAAACCCAAGCCAAAGTGTAGTACTATCATATAATGGTTCTGTTCAAAGTTTTACGTACGCTCAACTTCAATCAGGTGCCATGGAACAATGGATAAACCAAGTGGATTCTCAAAATCCATCAGGTCCTTGTAGTGGGGTTGGTTTATTACAAAACACATCAATAAACGCAACTATTGCTGCCAATAACATACAAGTAATAACTACTGTATTGACCTCAATGTCTTCAATATCATCTGCAGGTATGTCAAATGTGGAAGGTGTTATTCAAGCGGATGAAAAAGTATCATCCAATAATGAAAGACAGAAGGATAAAACTAAAATAGAAAATAATGCAACAACTAATATTAACGGAGGAAGTACAACAACTACTAACACAAATTCAGGAACTTCGCAAAGCGGGGGAAATCAAAACAATGGTTCAGGAGTTGGAAACGGAACTAATCCGCAAGGAGGAACGACTTCAAATTCAAATGACCCAACTACAACAGGAGGTCAGTCGTCTCAGTCACCTGTAACTTCCGGTAATAATACAACACCAAATACTAATAACTCCACAACACCAAATAATAATAATTCCTCAGGAGCAAGTAATATTACAGGTGGAATTAATTCTGTTAGATTAGATAATACCGAAAAATCTGATAAAGAAAAACTTGATGACGCACAATCATCATCATCATCATCCTCTTCGTCAACTAAAAGTAAAGTCGCAGCTGTTAAAAAAGGTAGTTTAATGATGACAGGTGATATTGTTGTAATAGGGAGTGCCTCCGGTACTGACCCTTCTCAAATAAGAGTAAATACAAGTATTATTTCATCAAACACTAAAAATACGTTTGCAAAAGGAGCGTTAGTTAACTACACAAGTCAAATTAACAACACAAATATCACATTATTTGCGTCGTATCGTTATAAAAAATCAACAACTATTATCGCAAATTCATCTATGATGAATTTTGATAAAGATTTTTTTAACACCACTTCAGTGATGGAGTCTTACCAAATAAAAAAAATCACCACAACGGTAGGGGTTAACTACACAACAGGAAATTTAGGAGATTCTAAATTCCAAAGTATCTCAACATTAGGAGGTGGTTTTGGTAGTTTTAATGTTAATAAAAAAATGGGTTTAACAACAATGTTTGTTGTCGTATACTCACCTTTTGTTTATTACTATGAAGGAATATGGTATCAATCAGGTTTATTAGCGGTCCCATTTGTCGCTGTTGACTATAAACTAACTAAAAAATTTAAACTAAACATAAGTTTTAGTGGTGTTCAACAAATAAATGACCAACCACTAAACTACCAAGTATTACTTGGAGCTAAAGCATTTTTATAACCATGAAAAAATTATTAATTACATTACTGATGTTAGGTTCATTAACATCATTCTCACAAAATTGTTACACTGTGAAAGACATTAAAAACAACGGAGAAATCGAAGGGGTTAACCCAAAAAGATTTACTTTAGGTGTTAAACAAATAACCGAAGAAATATTATCGGTTAACAATACAATATGCGAAGATGGTAAACCTGTGTCAGTCTTAATCGAAAGTATTGAAGCACCTTCAACGGGTATATCATTAGGACCATTCGAAAGAAAAAGAAAAAAAACAATAGTTACTTTAATTATCACTAAAGATGGTAAAGAATATAAAGGTGTTGGTGATTCAAATACTGATGTAAAATCAACATTTATAGAATTACAGGATGAAAATCTCCCTTTTGAAAAATCGGCATTTTCTTCGGCATTAAAAAAAGCAATACAAAACGCATTAGAACAATAAATGACAAAGTTATTCTACATATTACTTTTATTTTCAACAATCTCTTGGAGTCAAAATTTTACTTACTCGGGTTATATCTATAACTCGGTAGGTGGTGGTATTCAAAATATGGAAGTAAAGTTGTATAAAAGAACAACACCAACTTTAAATGGGTTTACCTCTCAAAATAATTATAACGGACATTCATATTATCGTTCAACCGGTTCGATGACTTGGACGGATGCAAGACAGGCGTGTTTAAACATGGGAGGTCATTTAGTTACAGTAACTTCACCCGCTGAGAATAACTTTATATTTAATCTATGGCCAAATGGTTGGATTGGATTAACAGATGAAGTATCAGAAGGTACTTGGAGATGGGTTACAAATGAACCCTTTTCTTGGTCTAATTGGAATGGTGGGGAACCAAATAACGCAGGTAATGAAGATTATATTCAATTTGTTGGTGGTGGTAAATGGAATGATTTACCTAATATTTCATTACCATATGTTTTGGAGTTTGAGTATATTGTAACATTTACGGAATGGGCATACGTAAAAAGTGTTTACACAGATTCTAATGGGAGATACTCAATTAATGAAGCTTCAAACCCTTCAGTTGAATGGTATTTACAAATTGGTACACCATCCACTCCACCTTTATTAGAAAATGTTGATGCACAACAATCAAATACCAAATCAATATCAAGAACATTAACTTCATTAGATTATTATAGATATGACGTTAATAACGATGGTAGAATCAATATATCGGATTCATATTACATTTTTATGAAAAAATCCGGTAGATTTTCTTCTTGGGAAACCTCACTTCCTAATTCAAGAATCTTCACACCATCACAATATTCAATTCTAAATTCTTCAACTACTGATTTAAGAATTTCGTATCCCGGTGTTCAAAGTTTTACCATTAATTCTCCGATAAATGGGGGGTCTTCAAATTTTTATTTAATAAGAACGGGTAAAAAGGACTAAAGGTAAAGTATTTATAGTAATAAAAACGTAAATTACTATGATACTAAAAAATGGCTCAAAAGGCGAAGAAGTTAAAAAACTTCAATCAAAATTAGGGACAACACCTGATGGTGTTTTCGGTCCCGGAACTGAAAAATTGGTTAAAGAATGGCAAACTAAAAATGGATTAACATCTGACGGGATTGTTGGTGATGGAACTTGGAAAAAAATGTTTCCGGGGGAAATCATTAAAGAAGATGTCGTTATTCCATCGGGAGGACCATTAAAATTAGAAAAATTAAAAGGACACATTCCGGAATCAGTAATTGTTCAAATTCCTGACACTGCAAAAAAATTCAACATCACTAATCCATTAAGATTAGCTCATTTCTTGGCACAATGTGGTCATGAATCAGGTGGATTTAAAGCAGTTTCTGAAAATGTAAATTATTCTGCTGATGGTCTTAAAAAAATCTTCCCAAAATACTTTCCGGGCAACTTAGCAGAATCTTACGCAAGAAACCCTGAAAAAATTGCATCAAAAGTATATGGTGGAAGAATGGGTAATGGAGATGAGGCATCAAAAGATGGTTTCAAATTCAGAGGTCGTGGTTATATTCAATTAACAGGAAAACAAAACTATACAAACTTCGCGAAATTTATCGGTGAAGATACTGTATCAAATCCTGATTTAGTCGCAACAAAATATCCATTAGCATCAGCAGCATTCTTCTTCGACTCAAACAAACTTTGGTCTATTTGTGATAAAGGAGCTGACGACGCAACAGTAACGGCAGTAACTAAAAGAGTAAATGGTGGAACTATTGGTTTACCTGATAGAATTAAGCATTTTAAAGAATATTATAATTTATTAAAATAATTTTTTGATATTTTATTTTTTTCATTACCTTTGTAAAAAAAAAATAAAACTATGGCAATATCTACTAACTTAAAAGTGGCACTTACCAACTATAAATGGGCGGTAAAAGTTTTAGAATCTTCTCAAACAAGAGAACATTTAGACTGTGCAGAAAAATGTTTTAATCTTTGGGTTATTAATCATTTGGATACCGGAGTTAATAGTATTGAATCAAAATTCTTAAGAAGATTGAGAAATAATTTTTGGAGTAGTTTTCATCAAAAAAGAATTTCTATAACATTCAAAAAAAAGTTCGTTCACAATACGACTAACTGAACTTTTTTAGAATATTAGTGTATTTATTCATACACACCACTCCTTTGAGAGTGTTCTCATATATCTTTTTCCAAAAGACCCGTAAATTTATTTTGACGGGTCTTATTTTTTTACTATCTTTGTAAAAAATATTAAAAAATGGAGCCAGAAAAAGACATATTTGAACAATGGGCGGAAAAACGTGAAAAACAACCATGGATTGTAAGAAAATTACGGTTTATTCCATTATGGTGGGACCACGAAGGGAAATATTTACATCTTGAATTCAAAAGAGGTGTAAAAAACCTAATTTATTGGTTCCCAATCATATGGAAAGACCGAAATTGGGATAGTCATTACATCTTTGAGATAATGAAACACAAATTATCGTCTCAAGCCGACTATATTGGTCGTAGAGATTTACATACTCGAGCTCAGTTAGACGCAAAAAGAATGAAATTGTGTGTTAAACTAATGAAATTGGTTCAAGATGAGTTTTATTCGTCAGAATACTCAGATTATCATAAAACAAAACATTGGTTTGAACCAGTTCCGGGTGACGAAAGATTATCATCTTGGGAATCAAGAACATTAGAGGAAAATTTTGACGATTATTTTAAAAAATACCCATTAATTTACAAAAGAGTGTTAAATGGTGAGGGTATTATTAATAGAAAAGGTCGTGAGGATGATAAACAATTAATTGCTATGAATATCGGATACATAAATCACGATAGAGTTAGAAAATTGTTATTCAAAATAATGGAAGAAAACATCGAAGGATGGTGGGATTAGTCTGACCGTAATATTTATCAATAAAATTATAAATATGGAATCAGAATCTTATATTGGTTTAGTAATTTTTGGAGGATTTATTACCACCTTAATTATATCCGCAATTGTTGAAAAAATTAAAAACAAATAGTTATGTGGAAAGTTTATTTATTGATGTTTATTGTGGTTGTTGCTTTATGTATTTTATGGGTTAACTCAATTACAAATATGCAAAAAAACCACCCTGATTATAAAGGTGAAGATTGGTTAAATTGGAATGAGGATGACAAATTAGATATTAATCTTTGGGACAAAGAAGAAAAAGAAAATAGAAAAGATTATGACGAAAATTAGAATATTTTTGTTATCTTTGTAAAAAAATAGAACTAATGAGAATAACACTTATTTCAGACACACACAACAAACACAAACAAATTACCGGTGATTTACCGGGTGGTGATTTATTGGTACATAGTGGTGATATCTCTTCAATGGGTTACGAGCACGAAATCAGAGAGTTCTGTAAGTGGTTTAATGGTATTGAAGGTTATACTCACAAGGTATTCATTGCAGGAAACCACGATTGGGGATTCCAAGACAACACTGAAGTAGTAAAAGAAATTTTGAAATTTTACTCAGGAATAACCTATCTTCAAGATAGTGAATTAGTAATAAAAGTTGGTGATGAGAGAGAAGTTAAAATCTATGGTAGTCCTTGGCAACCTTGGTTTCACGATTGGGCTTTCAATTTACAAAAAAATGGTATTGCTCTTTCAGGCAAATGGGAAGGAATTCCTGATGATACTGATATTTTACTAACTCACGGACCGGCCTTTGGAATATTAGACACCGTTGATGGTAGAAGATACGATAATTTAGGTTGTGAGTTATTGGTTGAAAGATTAGAGAGATTAAACGTTAAAATTCATAATGTTGGTCATATCCACACCGGTTATGGTTATGTTAGAAAAGGCGATACACACCATTTTAACTCAGCGGTTTTAGATGAGAGATATAATTATGCACAAAGACCAATGACTATTGATTGGAATCCGGATACAAACGAAGTAAATTTTATTGAAGATGGAAAATAAAAAAGATTTATTAATTTGTGATTGTCATTCAACTGAACATCAAATGGTTGTTCTATACGCTGAGGACGAAATTGAGGGTATAACATATCCAACGGTTTATATTCACACACATTTAACCAAACGCCCATTTTGGCAGAGAGTTGGTTATGGTTTGAGATATATCTTTGGAAGACAATGTAGATACGGAGCATTTGATGAATTTATCTTTAATCCGGAAGATTCAGACAAATTACAAAATTTGGTTGATTATTTAAAAAGAGAACATAAAGGTGGTGAATAACCACCTTTTGTTGTATTTATTAGTATGGCAGACCAAAGTAACTTTTCAAGATTTCCAAAAAAACAATTAGTTTTTATTGCGAATAAACTTATCGAAGATGGATTTGAATGGGATGATATTACTCATAACTATGATGCTGTGTATTACGACAATGAAAATATTCTTTCAAAAATATCCAAATATTTTGACGAATCAGTCGTAGAAGATGATGTCCAATTTTTTATGAAATTTTTGGAAATTAATAGTGGTTTGCTTTCTCAAATATCTAATGGAGATAAGTCAATGATAGAACAACTTATAATCCCACAATCAAAAGATTATTTAGTTGAATATACTACTAATGGTACTTGCACATTTATCGAATATTATGAAACTCGTTTCTCATGTTACGATAAAGATTGGGTGACAGATTCTTTATATTCACAAAGAAACGATGGTAATTGGGATGTTTATTCCGGTAATTTAAAAAGTACCGATTATGATAATTGGGAAATGAATGATTGGGGAATTGATAGAGTTAAAGAGGCTCCAAATAATGTCCAAGAATCTCGTAACCCAAGAAAATTATTAGAAAATACCGAAAAACTCATTCCTAAATTAGACAAAGACACTCTTGTTAGTCTAAAATTTCTTATAGACAAACAATTAAGAAATCTTTGATTTTCTTGTAGTTTTTTTCTTAGCTTCTTTTGCTAAATCTCCTAAAGTTTTCTTTTTAGATGGGTCAGACCATTCATACCCCTTTTTATGCCTAATTTCGACCTCTACAGGTCCAAAAGTTGTTATAGATGAGTCATATTTCCAAATGGTAGTACTTTGTTCATCCTCGTAAACTACTTGTCTTTTTGTATTTTTAGTAACTTCTATTGCCATAGGTGCAAAGATATAAAATTATATTAAATCTTTCAATCTGTCACCATATAAATTTATAACTCTTTTTAAAAAAGCGTCAGGATTTTTTCTAATATACTCCAAAACATCATAACGAATATTTTTTGAATATTTTCCAAATAATTCAGCAATTTTATCAGCTTTTTGACCTCTTTCTTTGTTATACCTAAAGTTATTTATTTTATTTACATCTATAATCGGAAAAGTAATAGTTTTTCTATTTCCTGATAGAGCATCATTATGAGATAATGATATCGAAGAACTAACTTTACCTGAATTTGCTTTTCTCAACAACATATCCATAACTTCTTCGTTATTTTTTACAGTGTATTCAATAACATTTCCCGTTTTAGGTAATACTCCAAATATCCAATTTACATTATTAAAAGAAACTTGCATCATTTGATTTTTATAAAAATCATATTCAGGTCCTTTTTTCATTAAATCATATGGTTTTTTAATACCTTCAACTGATAATGTATCATCTTCTGAAATACCTTGTAACGCAACTTTTAAACCTTTATTTAATGACCCTAGTGAATATCTTTCCCCGGGAATTGTGAGTTTAACAGAATAAGGAACCCCTTCAATCATAATGTCAGCCATAGTACCTTCTCGATTACCTTCAGTTGTTGGTATTGCAACTCCACCGGTAAATAACCCAGCCATCAAACCTTCAAAGAAGAACCCACGACCATCAGTTTCCTCTTGTAAACTAATAAAATATTGATAAAATCGAATTCTATCAACCATTTTTTTAACATCTAAATTTAAATTAACGTCAGTCCCGTCAGTAGAAAAATCATAAGTACCAATACCCTCAGAATTTAATATTTTTGGTATAACCTTAGCCGCTTGTGTTTTACTTTTTGGAATTGGGGAAATTGTCGGCATAACAACCTCTAAAGATTTTGCTACATCTACAATATTTTGTTCCTTCAAATATAATTTATATTGAGATTCGGTAATTTTAATTTTCATATTTATAAATACCTCAATAAATAAAAAACCCCTCGGTTAGGAGGGGTTAGTTAATTTACTCTTCAGTTTCTTCACCTTTGTTTTTGTTAATCCATTTGTCAACCGAACCGATTCCAAATGAACCTAAAACTAACCACATAAAGGCGTTGAAGATAAACTCGTTTATTACTAGGTCTTGACCTAAATAACCTGTGACAATATCCGCAATTGCGAATATACTCATCATGATGAAGGCTAAAAAGCCAACAACACTTTTTTCATTAATTGAGTTCTCATCATTGAATAACTCGCTAAAAAATTTTTTCATAGTATTTGGTAATTTACTTAATAATAAATATCAAAAAAAGACTATTTATCTAAAAAACTTATAACATGGCAAAAGTTAATACAGGTTCAAATTCATCAGTTAAATTAGAGACTTCAAAAGTTAGTCGTCCGGGGGTTCATTCAAAAACTAAGACATCTAAGTTAAAACAATCTAAAAACTACAAGAAATCATATAAAGGGCAAGGAAAATAACCTATCTTAATTATAAAATTTTGTTATATTTCTTATTATGCTAGATAAGAAACGAAGGTTCTTTCGCCTAATAGAAAGTTATATTAATGATTTCCGTGGAGACGCAGTTAGGGAATTCTATGGGGATAAGGCACGAATAAAAATTCATACAATGACTCATAGTTTTTCAACAAATGTTTTATTATTTGAAATTGTGGTTGTTTTAGGGGAGACAATTAACGAATCTGTTATGGATGACACACTTGCAAGTGTTTTAATTCAAGATTCTATGGTATATTTTTACCCTGAATCTAAAATACAAACTTATGTAAGGTTTGATTCTTAAATATTTTTACTACTTTTCAATGTTGCGTGAAGTTCGTTGTTTTCTTTTTGTAAGAATTCAACTTTAATTGCTAATTGAGCAACTGATTCTGTTAGTTTTAAGATAGTTTCTCTCATAATATCCTTCTCTTTACTACTTTCTTGTAATAATACTTCTAATTTACCAATTCTATCTCTACAATCGTGTCTGACAAAATCTTCATCTTTTTCTTTTCTTAACGCTCTTTTTTCGTAAAATCTCCAAGCACTTGCAGAACCTAATACGGTCAACGCTGTAATTAAGACGGTCCAAACTGATTCATTTTGCATATTTTAAACTATTTCTAAATAAATATACGATTGTTGATAAAAACATGAAACTTTGGTCGGGAAGGGAATAATTATTATTCTTAAAAGAATAATAATATAATAATAAAATATAATAAAAAAGTAAAAAAGAAAAATAAGCACTAGTACTAGAACTAGTTAGGCGAAATCTACACAACATTCAAAACCTAACACACCCTCCAAAGTTTCTTGGACATTTGTTGGTCTATAAGATTCTCTCGGTAATGGTGATTTAATTTGGACAAACAATGCAAATGAATCCGGAACCCATTTACTTAAATTTTTATCATACTTAAACGTGGGTGTCATATCAAAATCACATATTGTAACCCCGCTATATGAAATCCCTAAAACCGTTTCACATAATCGTTTTACTCTATCTTTGTCCATGTCATATCTGAATTTAGAATGACAGAATAAACGTGTTTCTGTCTCCACGTATTGGGTTCGATTAGAGATAAGAACTTATTACCTTTAACATCTTCATAGAGGTGGTAAATTTGACCAATAATGGGTTCAAAACGATAAGATGACTCATAGACCTCTTGGTTAAGAATAAATGAATTATAAAGGTTCTCTGCGTCTCGCATGAGTTCTTTATATTTTGTGTCATAAATTTTGTTCACCCGGTCGGTCCCGTTTTTCTTAAATGATGTTAAGTCGGGTACATCTATCTTTGGGGCACCAACATGGGATGGGTACGAAAGTAAATTCGCCTTTAACTCTACCTTGTCGATGTGTGATTGTGTTGACATAAAAAAAAAAGTGTCCCTAATAGGAACACTAATTATAAATTATATTTTTTGAAAGTTCAACTTATTGACCTTTAATCATTGAGATACCGTGTTTCAGGAATTCTTTAGCTCTTGCAGATACATGATT